TTTTATGGATAAATATTTATGTCGATGAAAACCATACGTTCGTCGATGAAATCAGTACGTTGGTCGAAAATATCACACTTTTGGCTAAAGTCCTCGTTTATGTTTAAATTTATACCTTATATTTGCATCATAAAAAATAAATAAAAAATATTTTAAAAAAAAGAAGTGAGATTATATTTCTCACCTTATATTTGCAGTTGAATTAAAAGTTAACACCCATTCTTACCTTGAGAAAGTATTGAATGACCGGCTGGCAGCTATCTTTAACCTGAGATGAAAGCCCAGTCTAGAAGTCGGATTAGTAAAGTAGCCTTTGTATTTAGGTACAGTAATGGTGAAAATGGTTTTCTCCGATAGGTGTGAAAGAAATTCTATAAAATCAGTTGTGTTATACTGGAGAGCAGGGTCAAATATTACAAATCTTGAATTTGTTTAGAACCCGAACGTCGGACTTGATGATCCAATACTGTAATGGTGGAGAATAAAAGTTAGTTATAACGAGCCTATAAGTACCATTGGTACTGACTACCCTGGCTGATGGAAAGGAATTTTGAAATAAAGGTAAAATGGTTTACCGAAGATCCTAGATTTAATCTGTTTTTAAGACGGTTAAATTTAGGCTAGGGAGAGGTATATCAAAAATTCAAATTTTAAAAATTAACAAGTTAACAAGATGACAAAAAGAAGTGTAGTTAAAGCACAACATAGTAAAACTAGAGGTAGTTGGGGAAGTCGAGGTGGTAAAACTAAAGAATATAGCAGTACTTTTAAAGCTAATGGTGCAGGTGATAAGAATTATTCTTGGGTGTTAGGAGTTGTATTAATAGTGATTGTAGTAGTAGCATTGGTAATTATACTTTAATGAGATGTAAAGGTAAGGTCTATCTTTGTGCTATTAATAATTAAACATTACAATTATGATGATTGCAAGCGGAGGTCTTTTAACGAATGGAGCTACTGATACAGCTTTTTATCCTACTAATTTATGGGGTACACCAGAGTTTATTAAATTTTATAGATATGAAGATCAAGTTGAAGCTTTATATAAAGAAACTAGTAGAGTGTATCTCTCCCATGTTGGACCAGAAACAAGAGTTTTTAAGATTGTTTATTCTTGTATAGATGGTCAGTGGAATGAATCAGAAAGAATTTATGGTGAAATAATTCCAGCAACTAAAGAAGATTATGAATTCCCAGATGAAGTTTAAATTAACGGTAAAGAGATCTGATCTGGATCGAGCCTTGGAGGCTGAAAAGAATATGGAAATTATTAGAATTACTTTAGGTGGAAACGAGTTTTATGCTAAGACTAAGTTTTCTACAAATATAGAAATCTGTATATGGAGTGTTGATTGGGGATACTCTGAAGATGTTATTAAAGATGGATTTTATTATATTTGTTATAATGATGTGGATTGGATACAAGAGTTTAACAGGATGCAAAATGCTGTACCTTATTGGGGACTTCATAACCTTATTTACAAAATAGATGAAACAAACTAACACAAACGAATCTGAAGAAGATAAGGCTTTAAAGTTAGAAATTTGGATTAAAAAAGTACAACAAGAGTTAGATCGGATGAGGAGAGAAACAAAAAACAATGAAACAAAATAACATTAAAGAAATTGAAACCTCCAAGGATAAAGATCTAACTAGGAAGTTAGAAACTTGGAGTAAGGAAGTACAAAAAGATTTAGAACAAATCAGAAAACAATCGAAAGATGCAAATAAATTAGGATGAAACTTAATCTATTAAATGAAAAAATAAATGTAAGACCTGAAGGATTTACAGAAATAACAAGGAAGGAGTTATATACTTATATGTTTAAGTTTAATAACATTTTTCAGGAAAGTAAGTTAACAGATTCAGAGATTTCTGTGTTTGTAACTTTATTGGAGGGAAAAGAATTGTCAGAGTCAGGTATTAGTAAGACTAACATTTATAAGATCCTCAAGAGGCTAGAAGATAAAGGATTGATTGTAGGTAAAGAGTTATCCAAGGCATCTAGTTCTTATAAGCAATTCTTTGATAAAGAAGATAAGATAGAAATTATGTTTAATTTTAAAATAAAGAACGATGATACTGGATAAAATTATTGATTTAGAATTAGCTCTTTTAAAGAGAAACAGAATACCAAGAAAGATATTGATTAATATTACAAGTTATAATTTACTTGTAAAAGAACTAGATTCTACGACATATTTAGAATATGTTCATAACATGGAAATAGTGATAACAAACTCTACTCAATTGGTTATAGTATGAATAAAGCTTTAGCGTTAGAAGTTGCAAGAGAACTAAAGATATCACCAGAAAAGGTTAATGCTGTTTGTAAAAGTTTTCATGACGGATTAAGACAGTTATTACTTAATCCACAAGATGTTAAAGGTGGTATTCTAATAACAGAGTTTTTAAGTATTAACTTAAAAGAATATAAATTAAAAGATTCCTTGGGAAAGGGAAGTGAAAGAACCTTGTTGTTGAGACAAGAATTAGTTGATAACATAGAAAAATACAAAAGAAATGACACTAAGAAAAAACAAACCCGGTAAGAAAAACACAATGCTTGATTTTATCAAAGATAATCAATCATCAGATCCACTAGCTAAACAAGAAGCTATTGCACAAACTAACATTCATGCGTTTAAGTACACGGATGAATACAATGATCAAGTTATTAAGTATAACAATAATCTGAAGAACTTAAATCCTCTTTATAGTTCTATTCAACCACTGCATGAAATCTTAGTTAGATTTTATTTGCATGAACCTACAAAGGTAGGTGGATTGGTGATGCCGTTTAAACAACACGTTCCTGTTAAAACTAAATCAGGTGTTGATGGTTATCAGGAAGTTGAATCAGATTTCCCTTTTAGATTGAAAGCTGTGGTCGTTGCTGCACCCGAATCTAATCAGCTTAAAGCTGGAGATGAAGTAATGCTTTCTCGTAGAGCAATCCAAATGAATGTAATAGGTAATGGTGCTAATGCAGAAATTAGAGTTGAACAAGGTTTTGTTCATCCTGATTCGATGATGCATGATTGCCCAACAGATTTAACTAATGAGCACTACGGTTATGCTCTTATTCAGTATCACGAAGTAAAAGCTAAAGTGTAATGTTAGATCAAGATTTTGAATTAAACACTACTACATCTTCTGAAAATCCACCAATGATTATTTTGAAGAATTCTGAGATTGTTACCGATGCTGGTAAAATTGGATTATTCGTCCGTTTTGATAATGATGAAGAAGTTATGATGATGAGTCAAGATAATGGAATATCATTCCATTTTGAATTACAGCCTGTTGTAATTTCAAATATTGGTCAATACGCACAACTTCAGTTTCGATGTCCTAATACAGGTAAGGTATTTAGTTTAACTTGCAAGCCAATTGACTAATGTGGAATAAAACAGAACACGACTTTGGAGAAGTTAGTAAAGGAGTGACTCTGGTAACTGAATTTATATATACTGGGAACAAAGAGGTTTTAGAAATAGAGCCTCTTTGTTCTTGTGTAGGTTATACATTTAAGGACAACACTCTGACATTAAGATGGGCGGTTAAAAAGAATCCTGTTCTTTCCTTTGATTCTGAAAAAGTCATTATGATTGTTTATAAAGATAAATCAATCGATGATTTAAAACTTCTGGCATATATAAAGGTATGATACAAGTTACAGATAAGATTGTTTCATTAATGAAATTAAGATCTAAAGAAAACATACATCCTTGTATGTTAGACTTTTTAGTTCAGTTTGTAACTGATAATAACATTAAAGGATATTACAACGGAGATCATATTTTAACTTCTCAAGAACCAGGTTATCTTACTTTTAAAGAATATGGATTAGATTACTTTAAGACTGCTTTTCTAGACTTAAATCAGTTTGAAATCATGATCCTTACAGCATACTTTAGACATGACTAATTTTACAAATATAAATAAGAATTCTTCTGGAAACTTTTGGGATCTTAATCCACATATAATTTATATAGAACCGTTTCATGCAATGTACTCTTTTGATAAGAGTAAAGGAAAGGAACAAAGTTCTAGGGATATGTGGTGTGTTCTCTGGTTAACAGACCCAGATGAAGAAGTAAATAAGTATTATCGAATAACGGATAAAGAAGAGAAGTTGGAAATCTGTAAGAATTTTAATCCTGCTTTTGATGAAAATCATCCGTTGATATTAGAGGCTTTAGAAAAGTATCCTCATCTTTGTTTAAACGCAGACGAACTGGCGTATAAGTTACAGAAAGATCAGTTGATTGAGATCAGTCAGTTTCTATCGTCGCAGACAATAGATATGGCCAATATTGCAGAGATTATTAATTTAAAATCTAAGATGCCAAAGATATATCAGGATTTTGAAAAGATTGACAAGTTATTTCAAAAGAATAAATCTGAATCTAAAGTATGGGGCGGCAGAAAACAAACAGCTAGAGAAAAAGGATTAATTAGACCCGAAGAAGAATGAAAATACTTAGTGTAGAAGATACAGAAGGAAGATATATTATTGTAGATAGAAATTTTTTAGAACGAGGTGATGTTGTTTATTATGTTAATGATTCACCGATTACAATTTTATCTCCTGCCCTTACAGAGAATGAAGGTATTAGAAACTTTTATATAATTGATCAGAACTTGCACATAAAGGCAGGAGATATATTTACCTTAGAAGATAAATAAAATGGAACTAAAAGAAATACTTAATGCTTGCAGAAAGCTAGCCGTGTTCTTGAGTAAATATTCTTTAGGGAATATTAAAGAACAGTCGGAACTATTAATTAGAAAAATAGATAAATACATTGAAGAAGAAGAACTCTACTCCTAGTATTCAAGTCATTCCTGATGGAATTTATCCTTGTAATATTTATGTTTTTAGAGGTTACACATTGGATCAAGCTAAGATAGAGCTGGAATTAATTGATTCTAGCTATGAAGATATTGTAGACGATAAGGTTTTTACGTCTCCAGGTTATACAATTAGATTTCCAAACGGAAGTGTGATTATTGTATTGCACGAAGATTATATAAATGATATTGGAATAATTGTACATGAAGCTTTTCATGCCACGGAATTTATTTTAGAATATGCTCATATAAAACATTCAGATGAAACGTCTGAAGTTTATGCTTATCTTCTTCAGTATATTGTTAATGAAATCATGAAATGATTACAGATATAAACAGATTAAAGAAAGACTTGATTACTGTTGAAAATATCAACTCTTTCTTAATAACAATACCTCAGTATCATCCAGATAATCCACAATATAGTAAGTTGTGGACAAGTTATACTAAGTGGTGTATTGAAGGATTCTGGGCATTTGATTCAAATGGCTGGAGATTTATGCCTCCTACGTTGTTCTACTACGCTAATTTTTTTAAAATAGAACATACTCAAAGGAACAGAAAAATAAGGACTTTTATAAAACCTATTGTAAGAGATTTAGATTGGTTGATACATTATTCTTATTTAGAAGCTCAAGGTTTTTCTGGCTTTAAGAAAGACGATAAATATTCTTGTGATAAAGCTCTTGCAGAAGATGCTAAGTATAAAGAGTTAGAAGTATCAGTAGAAGCTGACGATAGAATTAGATTTAATGATCTACATAAGTCGAATGGTAAAAGAAAAGAGTTTGTAGAACCGAGAGAATATATCAAGCAATTACATACAGAAAACTTAGGTCGACCGTTGTATTATAATACGGCATCTAATCTCGAGATCTTAGGCTCCCGGGGTGGAGGTAAGTCTTATAGCTGTGCTGGTATTGCAACACACACTTTAACCTTTGATGGGATTAAAGAGTTTTCTAAAGATATGTTTGACAATCCTCCTACAACGAAAGTTATATTAGGTGCAGGTATTACTGGTAAAAGTTCTGAGTTAGTAAATAAAATTACTACAGGATTAAATGTTCTTGGTACAGATAAAGATTTAGGCGTGTGGGGAGATCCTGCTACTAAAGATTATGAACCAACACCGTTTTATAGAAACTGGATTGGTGATGATAAACCAGGGAATACTAAAAATCCACTTAGATATGAATATGAAATTGAAACTCCACAAGGATGGTTAAAAAAAGGAACTGGTACAAGTTTACATCATATTAACTATTCTGATAAGAAGCAAGATGGTGCACAAGCTGGTGCTGGTGGTAGATCACAACTGTGTTTATATGAAGAGATTGGATTGATGCCTAACTTTAAGGATGCACTTCTATCTAACACTGCTGTGGTTTCTGTAGATGGTGAACAATTTGGAGTTCAGTTAGGTATTGGAACTTCTGGTAATATTGATTTAATTCAGCAAACTAGACAGGTATTTGAAAATCCTAAAGAATATGATTTCTTAGAATTTGAAAACATCTGGGAAGTATCAGAAAAGAAAATCGGTTTATTTGTTCCCGCGTATTTAACAGAAACTAAGTTTAAAGACCAGAATGGTAATACAGACTTAGAAAGAGCACTAAAGCATTATGAACAAAGAAGAATAGATGCTGCTAAAAAAGATGACCCCGCTTCTATTTATGCAGAAAAAATGAACTATCCGTTAATTCCCTCTGATATGTGGATCTCTAACAAAGGTTCATATTTTCCACAGATTGAGTTGATGGAAAGAGAGAAAGAGCTATTGATAGATCAGAAGTATAAAACTCTCGCACAACCCACAAAATTGATATGGGATTCTAAACAATTGAATGGTGTTAGAGCTGAGTATGATGCAGAGATAGAATTAATACATACGTTTCCTTTTGATAGAACTGTAACTAAGATCGATGGTGGTATTGCTATTTATGAGAAGCCTCAGACAATTAGAGGAGAAGTTCCATCAGACATGTATATATTTACTTTCGATCCTTATGTTTCTGAAAATATAGATGAAGGTGGGTCTTTAGGTGTGACTTTAGGCTTCTTAAATCCTAAGTATGTATCGGAAGGATTTAATGGAAATTTATTAGTATGTTCTTATATTGGTAAACATCCAAACGGAAAAGATTCTTACTATGACAATCAAGAAAAGTTATTAGCTTATTACGGTAATCCGACAAGAGGTTTATGGTATGAAGCTAATAGAGGAGATTCGGTTAGAGGTTATTACATGAAAAAGAATAAAATGTTTCTGTTAGCACTTAGACCTAATAAAGAAAAAGGATCGGCTATCTATGATAGAAAAGTGCTTGAGTATGGTTATATGGTAGGTAATCAAATAGATAAAATTGAAATGTGCGATGATACCAATGATAATCTGCTCTCTCAAACAATGTTAAATGGTAAGAAATGTAGAGTCGTAGAAACTCTTCCCTGTTTGTTTTTAGTACAGCAGTTTATCCAATTTGATTTAAAAGGAAACTTTGATGCTGTGTCTGCGTATCTTGGTTATCCATTGGCATTAAAAGAATTAGAACATTCTGTTCTTAAAGAAAGAAATAAACCAAAACACAATCCGTTGGCTTTTTTGTCAATTAATCCAAATATTTTTGGGACATCAAATACACTGGCAAGATTAAAAAAATATGAACGAGAAACGATTGATTAATAATGTAGACTCTGTGAAAGGAGTCTTGGAAGGAATTAGAAAGGCGTCAAATATTATTACATCTACAATGGGTGGATCTGGAAAGAACGTTTTATTGTTTGAAGACAAGCAACTACAGTTTACGAAAGATGGTGTGTCTGTTGCTAAAAAGATTCAGTTTAAAGATTCGGAAGAAGATGCTGGAGCTCAAATGCTAATTACAGCAGCTAATAAAACTGTAAAAGAATGTGGAGATGGTACAACTTTAACGTCGTTGTTTGTACAAGAGTTTGTATCCAATCTTTTCGCATTGTGTGAACACAATTCAATTAATGATGTTTTAGAAGAGTGGGAAGAATATGTAAATAGTACAATCCGACACTTAAAGGCTAGATCTAAGAAGATAGATAGTATCGATGATATATTAAATATTGCAATGACTTCGTGCAAGAACGACAAGTTGGCAAGTATGATATATGAGATATATAAAAAGGTTGGTTTAAAAGCTTCTATTTCTGTACAACTATCACAACATTCTGCTACATCTTATTCAGAGATCACAAAGGGTTTAAACTTTGAAGGTGGATTAATACACCCGCTTTTTGCAAATCAGTTAAATGGTACATTTTCAGCAGAAAGTCCGAAGATCGTTCTTACCAAAGACGTAATGAATGATTTTGAAGGATACGCAGAAGCTATTAATGAATTACATGAAGAAAAGATTTCACTTGTAATTATTGCTAAAGATTACTCTGACTCGTTTATTAGATATGCGTTGACTAATAAAACTCAAAAGGGTTTGGATATATGCTTGTTAAAACTTCCAGGTTGGGGCGCAGGTGTAGATGAAAACTATAAAGACATGAAAGCGTTTATGTCTAAAGATTCGGTTAATAAGATTACTGTTACACCCACAGATTTTTCTTTCTATAACAATCCTGAAATAGGTAAGATTAAAAATAGAATTAAACAACTACGTGCTCAGATAGAAGGATTTACTGAAGAATGGGATATTAATGATTTTCAGAAAAGAATTGATAACTTAAATCAAACGACTGCTATTATTTATGTAGGTGGTAAAACTTTAGCCAATGCTAAAGAAGAGTTTGATCGAATTGAAGATGCTATTGGTGCTTGTAAAACAGCTGTTAAAGATGGTTATGTTAAAGGTGCTGGTGCAGAGTTAGTAGATATTGCTTATGATTTAAGCTATTCAGAAGACTATGTAAACGTTTTACTTTCTCCAATAAGAAAGATATTGACAAACGCAAATATTTCTTCAATACTGCATGACAATCCTGTCAGTCATCCATACAACGTTAGAACAAAAGAAATAGATCCGACTTTAAAGGATCCTACAAATGTAATTATTAATGCACTTACAAACAGTTTTGCATTAGCTACATTACTAATAAATACAAATTTTATTTTACATGATTAAGTTAAAAATTTCCGAAAAGGAAAAGTATAAAAACGAAGGAGAGTGGTTTAAGGAATATTTGAACATGACCGTTCCTCAATTACTTCCAAACTCAGAAGATTATACAGCTATGTTGACAGCTTATAAAGTTATAAATAATGATTTAACAGATTTTAAAGATATGTTGAACAAATTTTGTAACCCGCTTGCAGATCAGTTTGGAGAAACTACAGACCACGACATTCAACCTTACCCAGAAATTCATAATGCTGTTTCTATTTTAAAAGGAGAAATTATTCAAAGAAGAGATCAACTTCATTTAATGCTTCTGTCGGCAAACGCTATTAAAAGTAAAAATAGAAAGATGTTTGAAGCTATCAAACAATCGGTTGATGAAAAGCTTGCAATAGATTTGCAGAAAATGGAAATGCAGATGGAAGGAATGGAAGAAGAAGAAGTTAATAAGTTTGTTGCTGAACTGAGAACTCAGCATGAGCCCGAAGATTTAGCTCAAAAGAATTGGTTGTCGGAGTTAGAAATTTTTTACAACAAAGCTCTTGAGTTTTGTAACTATGATCAAAATATATTAGACAAGCGAGTAGATACAATGACCGATCTTGCTGTTGCTGACAGAATGTTTGTTTATTCCGGGTGGAAACATGGAAAACCTACTTTGGATATTAGAAATCCACTTTACTTAATTTGGGATAAATCCCCGAATGAAAAGTATGTACACAACTCAAGTTGGATTGCATATCAACAAGCTATTACTTTAATAGACGCTGTAGAAGCTTACGATCTATCTGAAGAGGACATTGAAAAACTTCATGTAACGTTTGGTCGAGGTTTAGACAAAAGACATTCTTTAGGTCAAGATAATAAGCTAGTGTTTGATCATACAAGAACCGACTTGCTTGTGAATCAAACTCAGTCTGACGTTGATATAACTGTAGGACTTAATCAAACAAATGAATTTGTAAATGGTAACAAAACACTTATTTGGGAAACTCATTTTGAGTTCAAAGCGTTTAAAGAATTAATTTTTCTTAGGTATAAAGATGATTACGGAGAAAGTATAACATCTGTGTTAGACTCTAGTTTTGAAATTCCAAAGTCTGCAAAAAAAGAAAAGTTTATAAACCAATATGATCGAGAGGCAGAAAGATATGTTTGGTTAGATATGGATATGGAGTTCCAAGCAGAAAGGATTTGGATACCACGGAAATATGAAGTAGTTAGATTAGGTAACGATGTGTATCCAATATTTAGAGAAGTACCTTATCAAAATACAAATATAGAAAGACCGTATGAAACATTTGGTCTTTCTACTAAAGGAGGTGTTGTAAACGCTAGAAATACTAAATCAGTGTCTTTAGTGCAGAGAGCAATTCCACCGTATTTACAACTTCTTTATGTGAAGAGTGTAATGAATAAGGAATTGAGTAAATATCAAGGTGCTATTCAATCTATAGATGTAGATCAAATCCCAGATCAGTTGGGAGAAGATTTGAATGGTAATAAGATTAGAGATAAGGTGTCAGCATATCTTAGGACGTTAAGACTGACGAACAAAGATTTCTATTCTGGCTCTCAAACATCTTCTGGTAATCTACCTCCTGCAACCAGGTCACCCGGATCTGGAGGATTTCTTATTGGTACAGCAGTTGAGTTGATGAATTTACATCAGCTAGCAGAATTAATAAAACAAGAAATAGCTATGGCTATGGGGATATCCCCACAAAGACAAGCCTCCTTTCAACAAGGATCTAATGTAACAGACAATCAACAGTCGATTCAACAGAGTTATGCTATTACAGAACCATACTTCTTTACTCATTCTAATATTTGGAAAGAGGCGTTAAATGACTGGTTGTCTAATTTTAGAACTTACTGTGAAACACAGATGCGAGTTAGAAATCTATCTGAACTTTCTTTTCAGTACTGGTTGCCTGGAAATATTGAACAAGTTTTACAGGTTACACCTCAATCTTTAGAACATACTGATATCGGTCTTTTCTTGAGTTCAAGTTCTAGTTTTGAAAGATACGCTGAAATGATGTTACAAAATGCTCAAGCATTTGCACAAAATCAAGGTCAGGGTATTTCTGCAGTAAGTCAGATTATTAAAGACATTGTCAGTAAGGCATCTCCTGAAGAAATTCATAAAAGGATTCAAATAGAAGAACAAAAAATTCATGATCGTCAAACACAAATGCAAAACTCTCAAGCTCAACAAGCTCAAGATTTAGAGAAAATGAGAATTGAAGCTAGAGAAGATGAGCAGTTACATGAAAAAGAAATGATTGTCTTGAAAGAACAGGAACGGAGAATAACTGAAATACAGAAAGCAGGTATTCAAGCTACTATGTTAGGTAAGCAACAAGATCTGAATGATAACGGTGTTCCAGATTCTGTTGATTTGGCTAATCTTTATTTAAAAGAAAAGAAGTTTGAACTTGATGTCAAAGCACAAGGAGATGATTTAGAGATTAAACGAGAAGAACTTAAAATTAAGAATAAAATAGCTAATAAAAAGCCATCTGGAAAATAATTTTGCTATAATAGAATACACGCGCCAAAATAGAGTGTAATTTTAACCATCTTAAAAAATGTTTAAGATTACACTTTATTTTTGTGTCTTAAATTATGAAACATGATACTACCAACGTTTGAAGACGTGTTACCATCTGATGTAGTTCTTACTGTGGAAGATTTCCAGGAAGAAGTTACAGTAGATGAAGAAGTTCAGGAAGATCCGGTCGTCGATCTTCCTGACGAAGAAGTTATAGAAGAACCTGCAGAAGGAGATCCTTTGGCTAGAGTTGCTTTTGATTCACTTGTAGAAAAAGGTATTTTAGAACCAGACTCAGATTTTAAAAACTCTTTTGAGGAATTAGATTCTAAGTTTGAAGGTTTGCCAAACAAACTTTTAAGATCTGCTATTGATGAATTACCAGATCATTCACAAACTATTTTAAAGTTTATTGCTTCTGCCGGGACAAACCTGACAGCAGATGAACTGCAGACTTTTATTAAAGAGTATTATAAGGAACAAGATACACCAGAAATTTCTACAGCAGATGAAGCAAGATCTTATCTCGAACAGCAGTTCAAAACTCAAGGATTGCGTAATTCAGCTATTCAAGCTCAATTAGATGAGTTGGAAGATGAAGGTAAGTTAGAGGAAGAAGCTGGAAAATTATTAAAGTCAAAAAATAAAGTAACAGATACGTTGTTACAAGAAAAAGAACTAGAAAATAGTAAAATTGTCCAAGCCCAAAAAGATTTCAATGTATCAGTACAAACTGCTCTACAAGAAACTACTTGGAGTAAATCACAGCGAGAAAAAGTGCTTCAGGTAATTCCTAAAGCAAATCAAATTTTGAACGATGTTATTAAAACACCTAAGGCATATCTTCAGTTAATGGATTTGCTTAGTATGTTTGATGGTAAAGAATTTGATTTAGAACATATAAAAAAGCAAGGTGAGTCTAGAGTATCTAGTTCTATTAAAGAGAAATTAGAAAAATCTGGGTTTAGTTCTGCTGCAACAAAAACAAAATCATCTTCGGACTCTCCGTTAAAAGATGAATGGAAAAATTATAAACCAATCGTTTAAATATTTTACAAAACATGGATAGAAGATCCGCATTAGTAACACATGAACGTGCAGCATTTGGTGGAAGTTATTTTGATAGCTTTACCCACGCAGCAATGTTCAGACAGTACAAGCCGTTTGACTTTGGTGTCAAAGGCGCACAACTATTCTCTGCCAAAATTGGCGAGGATATGATTAACAAAAAATTTACTTACTATACTCTTGCTCAAAAACAAGTTCACATGCTTCCTGGTGGAGTAGATGAGTTTACTTGGTATTTGATGGGTAGCACTGCTCTTGAGTATCGGTTTACCGAATTGCTGGTAGATCCAGCAGGTCAAGCTGGTAAAGCAGGTGTAAGATTTAAAATCGCGTTAGATAGAAACTATCTACACGAACCTGTTTACATTAAATTGGCACAAGCTGATTTACCACTCCTTCGTATTATAGGACATGGTGTTGAACGTTCAGTTAACTCAACCGAATATGAAGTAGAACTTCAGACTGGTGATATGACTGCTTTCATCCCAGTTAAGTTTTTACAACCTGGAATGTCTTGTGTACAATCTACAACCTTTACGGCTGATGAATTGAACACCAAGTATGGTCCAGATGAATACGGTGAAATGTTTAAATTGTTTAACTGGACAACTCAGTACTCACGTAAAGCAGAATTTACCGATAAGTTTATTAGAACTGAATTAGCTGCTCGTAAAGGTGGTCAATCTGTTCCAACAAATGATTCTTATTCTGTTGCAGGTGCAAAAGTAAAAGGTGCTGCTGTTAGTTCTGGTTATGTGTATCAGACTACTCTACAGGACAAGACCACAAAGACTATTTCTAAAGGTACGTTTATTACTTCTATAGAAGCTCGTTTGGAAGAAAGAGTTATGTGGGATCGTGAAATGGCAATGGAAGATGGTCAGTTGCAAAAAACAATTGATCATGATACCAAACGTCCGATCAAAATTCCTGCAGGTTGGAGACAACTCGCAAAAGATGGACATTACCTAGAGCACAACGGCAGCTTGTCACTTGGTGATATCTTCTCATTTTTCCAAAATATCTTCTTGACAAGAAAGAACTTTTCTGATCGTAAGATCAAAATTGCTTCTGGTGAAGCCGGTATTCAATTCTTGAGTCGTAAGATTTTTGAAGAGTACAGTTCTATTGTATCTATTGATACATTGTTCGCTCAAAAAAGAACTGATCCAGAAGGATTTAATTCTAATGAGCTCGAATATGGTGGTCAATTTACGAAGATTAAGATGATGAACGGTATCGAAGTATCGATTGTTCATGATCCTACTAAAGATGATCGTTCACGTTTTCCAGAACTTGCTCCAGGTACTAATTATACATTGGAGTCATTTACTATGGATATTTTTGATTTGGGTAATACCGATCAAACTCCAGCAGGAATGTCTGGCCAAAACATGTGTATGGTAATGCAGGATGATGTAGAAGAATATTACACTATTTCTAATATCTATAATTTTGAAACTGGTGCAATTACCGATGGTTCTAACGCACACGTTAACTCAAAAGAATTGGGTATTTATCGTACAGTTCCAGGTTCTTTGAACGTATGGGACGTGAGCCGTATAGCTCAAATTAGATTGAATTTGAATATCTGATAAAATAAAAGAAGGAGGTTGCAATACACCTCCTTCTTTTTTATAGAAAATAGAATAAAAATTGATATGAAAAATCACACAACTCTTTATGTAAGTCCTGTATCCAGATCTGCCACTCAAGGTAGGGATAACCAAGCTTTTACTACCATTGATCCAAAGACAAGAGAACTTGTTAGATCTCATAGATCGATGAATAAAACTCGTGAGGTTGGTACATCGGTTACACTAAAGTTCCCGTTAGACACGTACAACAATCGATATGTTACTGGTTTGGATGAACTCATTCCAAATCCAATTTATCAACTAGAGGTTGATGACGTATTTTCTACGTACAGTTTAAATGCAAAATGGCAAGAACTTGTACCAAAGCTTGTTAAGCAACAATCAATTTCTCGACAAACCTATTTTGAAATAATGGACAATGTTGATCCAGATTATTATACCACTCTTGCAAAAGGTGGTACAATGCTGAATTTTCAACCAAGTCAACTTATGACTCGTGATGTAACTTTTATTGAAAAGTTTTCAGTTGAGTTTTTTGATCGACCTAACAGGTTTGTAGATGATACCCCAAGACAAAGAATGGCAATACAGCTGATTAAAATTCACAATAGAATTGCAGCTAGTAAAGCAGAAGCTAACCCAGTAGAACATCTATTTTACATTTCTGAAGAAAACGAAGCAGAAATGGAAAAAATGAGAAAACAAGATGTTGTAGACGCAGCTATTCATGCTAAACACGAGCTTCTTACCAGAAGTTCAGAGTTTCAGGCATATAAGGTTGCTAGTTTGTTATCTACACATCAAGATCGTCAGATTGTCAAAGGTTCTGCAAACAGAGAACTAGTGAAGCAGGCGATTAATAACTATATTAATGATTCAAAATATCAAATCGAGAACATTAATAAATTCAACAAAGTTATTAACTTACTACAATCACCAGAAGGCAAACAACGATTTGAGATTATGTATCTTGTTCAACAAGGTCTTAACTCAGATGTATTAAAGTCTGAAGATGGATATTTGGTTTGGAGATCAAGATCGTCATCTAAAAACATGTACAAGCATACTGACTATGAAAAATTTGTAAGTTTGATTGTTTCAGAAATGTTGGTATATGATCCAGAAAACGAAGAATCAGTTACTAACTGGTATAACGAATTATTTAAAGAAGTAAAATCCAGAAATGTCTGGGTTGAGTAAACTTAACTAAAATGACAATAGAAAGACTTCATCAAGAGTTTAAGTTAAGATGGAACAAGTTAAATTCTAATCACAAAAAAGATTTTCCTACTGCGTATCTTGATGATATTTTTAATAAAGTCATAGATGACTATGTAGAGACATTTTATTCCGGAAATAATAGCAAACAATATAAGTTTGGATTTGAGGTAAATCAACAAAGAGTTGATATGCTTCAAACTCTTATTGTTCCAGAAACAGAATACATGGCTACTTTTGTAGAGTTGGATAGATATAGAATCAGTTTACTGTCTTTCAGTCCAACATACAGACATTTTTTAAGGGCTTATGTTGTCCCAATTGAATGTGCAACAAAACGTATTCCTATTACAACAGTAAGATCTAACGACTTAGATGTGAAATTAAGAGACGCTAACACACAACCTTCTTTGTTGTGGGAAAGATGTTTAGGTTCGATCAAAAATAACTTCTTAGAGTTTTACACTAAAGGTTATACAACTACGTCAGCGAAAGTTGAATATCTTAGAAATCCAGTAAAAGTATTTAGTGGTGGGTATGATTCATTGGAATATGAAAATGGTGATTTGTCAGCATATAACTTGACAAGTGCTACCGTAACTTCAGACATTCCAGAATCGTATCATGATCTTTTAGTAGACATGGCCGTACAATATGTAGCCGTTATACTAGATGATAATAATAAATTTCAATTACAAAAAGAACAAATACTTAATAAAGTATGAAAAGAACTAACAAGCTCCCTATGGAGCAAATTTTAGTATTCACCGGTGACCAAGCGTTGGCATCAGGTAGTTTTGCAACCACTGGTTCAAATTTGAATTTGGCTTCAGGTCAAGCAGGTGTCCTTAGTATGGATCCTAATTCTGCAGTCAAAACTTATGGTCAGTATCTTGCAGCAGGAGATGATTCTACTGAAGTACAAGCAATTAAAATTGTACAAGGTACTCCAGCATCAGCTAATACCCAACTTGCAGATGTTTGGGAAGTTGGTCATAAGTCACATATTGAATCTGGTATTATCCGTAAAGGAAATATTAGATCTGTGGCTGTCAAACGTGCACGGTTTGCAACTTTTGGAGCTGTAGCAGCTACTAACTTCCCTACTCCAGTGGATCTTGGAAGCTATAATGCATTTTTGAATCTTGGGTCAGTACGATCTGAGAAGGAATATGGTCTAACAAATGATAACTCAATGTATGCTGCCGTTCCTGTTGTAGATTTTGTAGTAGCTGGTATTACACAACCATTGGATTATGTTCTTCAGCGTTTGATGTTTGGTTTTAATTCACAATCTAGAGCTGTTTCTACTGGTACACGTCAAGGTAACAAATCTTTTGTTATATTTGGTATTAAAGCTGGTGGTGGATCAGGTCAAGCACTTGGTACTATTACTCCGACAACCAATATTACATTTCAAACTGTAAATGGTATAAACCAAGTAATTAGATCTTCTGTTGAACTTTGCCAAGCACTTGCTCGTCTTGTTCAAGATAATGTTGCATTAACAGGTACTTCTACAATTGAAGTAGTTAATCATCTAACTGCTGGAGCTGCTGCTACTATTGACGCACTTATTGTAGTAGGTTTGCCTGATGCACTTGGCGCATATTACGATAATATTGAACAGCGCATGGTTAAACCAGTTCTTAATTTGGGCGGTGATTTTATTTCAGGTGTTACTGATCCAGTAATTACTGAAGCTGCTCCAGAAGAAGGTACTGGTCATACAGCAAAATGGAAGATTAGAAACGATTTGAGAAATCAGTTAAATATTCATACTAAGCAGTTCCAACCATGTGATGATTGGTTCTCAATGGGTCAGACTTATATTGATGCTAATAAAGCATTCTATACAAGTTATATTATTGATTATTTTGATACAGAAAATACGCTTACTATTGAAGTAAACAGTCCTGCTAAAGCAATTCTTTTGTTTCGTGCAGAACCACAAAGTTCGTTTACTGTAACTGTTGCGAATATTGTAACTCGTCTTGCTGCCAGCAATCCTCCTATTCCTTTTGTTACGTCTACAGATGCTGGTACTGGTACCATTTCTGCTACGATGGTAGCTTCTGTTGAAGCAATTTTAACTGCATGGTTAGAACATGCAAGAACCACTGGTACCAACTTCCAAGTTGTTGGTGATGCTATTGCGGCCGGTGTCTATTTGTCTTAATTTAAAAAGGGGATTTTTTTGCATCATGCAAGAAGATCCCCTTTCTTCTTAGATTTATACTATGGGACTATATGATGATTACAAAAAGTTAATTCTTCCAAAGTCCATTCTAAAAAAATCAATTACAACATCTACATTAAATCGTCCAGGAACATTAAGTACCGGATGGTTGGGAAATGACGGTGTGGATGTTGCAACTTGGTTTCAAGAAAGAATAGATGATGGAACAATAACTATCACAGGAACTTATCCGACCAATTTAACCCGCACAGTAACCACGTCAACTGTAACTATAAACTCTGATACGGGAACTGATGCTATAATCCCATCAGTAACTACTATTGCTGCAGGTGTAATGACTGCGCTAGACAAAGTTAAATTAGAATCTTTAATTACTTTATCTGGTGTTAGCGGATCATCTGTTAATTTAGGTTCTTTTAGCGGCTCCCTTATTTCTGATAATAACACAATTAAAGGAGCATTACAAGAACTAGAGCTGTCGCTAGAGACTGCTATATTTAGTATTCCTTCTATTATACCAGAGGATCTAATTAGTAACAGTCCTACGATTATTACGATAACTGGTGGAGTTGATGCGATGCTGGCTGCCACAGAAATTACTTTTAACCCAGGAAATGTGTTGTTACACACTCTTGGTGGGATTTTAAATTTAGATCAACTTAATCCGTCAGGTGCTACAGTAGGTCAGATTTTAACTTTCGACGGAACAGATTTTGTTCCAACTACGTATGTTCCTCCAATACAGGTACACAATAATTTAACTGGAATACAAGGTGGTGTGGCTAGTGAATACTATCACATACCTCAAAGTATATATGATAAGTTAAATACAGCTACAGCAAACAAGCTAATCGGTAGAGGTACAGGAGTTGGTCAAATTGAATATATAACTCCGATTAATTCGGTAACGTTTTCTACAACTAATATACAATTAGTAAATGACACAGCTTCTCCAGGAAACACAAAATATTACGGTACTGATGGAGCTGGGGTCAGAGGTTGGTTTACATTACCGGGAGGTGTTGGAACAGTTACTTCTGTAACAGAGTTAGATACTGTTGATATAAATCTTACCGTTACAAACCCAACTACAACACCAGTAATATCTGGGTTACTTGCGACAACCGGGGTTGTTGGAGGAACGTATGGAACAAGTTCGTTGATTCCATCTTTCAATGTAGATTCTAAAGGTCGATTATTAAGTGTTACAGACACTGCAATCAGTGTCACATCACTAAATGTAACAGACTTTTCAGAAGCTGTTGATGATAGATTAAATACTTTATTGGTTGCTGGGACAGGTATAAGTTTGACGTATAATGATCCAGCTAATACTTTAACAATAACTAACACTACAGCGTCAATTGGTACAGGTGTTGCAAATCAGGTGGCTCTTTGGGCTACTCCAACAACACTTACTTCTGATGTAGATTTTCAATTTGATGGCACTTACTTAACATTAGGTACCGCTAGTCCATCATCTTTATCTAGATTTACGAGCAAAGGTTTAGGTACATCGCTATCTACTTATGGCTATGTACACAATAGTTCTGCAAATGTAGAAGTATTCAAATTAGCAGATAATGGAGCTATTACTATAGGAGCTTTAGGGCAGGTATATATACATCCCGATCAGATAAATATAAGTTACGGGGGAACATATTCTGTAGAGAAGTCTGGTGGAAATCTTAGATTATACTCCGACACAACGGTTGTTGTGGAAAGTGGTGGGGCAGTAACAACAACTCCTTCTTTAAAAGTAGTTGCTACACGTTCTACCAATATAGCTAATCCGTCCAACGCTGAGATACAAGGAACGTTTAGTATGATAGCTGGTAGTAATAACTACACAGACTTAAACGTAACAACAGTTGTAAATCAAACAGGCGGTACTTCTGTAATAAGAAGTGTTTATATTAATCCTACACTTACAGCTGCCACAGCTGGTTCATACAGAGGTTTAGAAATAAATGCTCCCGGTCACATGGCTTTAAAAACCACAGCCGGAAATGTAAGTTTCAACTTAGGATCAGATGCTACAGGAGATCTGTACTACAGAAATGCTTCCGGTAACCTAACCAGAATCGGCATAGGTGGACCAATGGAAGTACTTGGATCAACAGGTACTGTTCCGGCATGGACAACCACTGCTGGATCACTTCCGGGTGGATCTAACGGAGATGTACTAATGTATTCCGGTGGGGCTTGGGTTTCCGCTTCTCCTTTAACAGAAAAGCAAACTGGTATAACTGGAGTAAATATTACTTTAGCTTCTACTCCTCTTGCCAGTATCCCCATACTCATATTTAGAAACGGTCAATTGATGGACGAAACAGATGACTACACCGTAACTGGAACAGCTGTAACTTTAATCACGGCTTTGACAACATCAGATAAAATAACTGCAATTTACTACATATAATGCCAACTACACAAATAAAACAAAATCAATTTAAAAAGTCTGTAGCCCCAGGAGCACTTATGTCTTCTGATGCGTCAAACTTTTTTACAATAACAGAGCCTACTACTGGTGCCGATCACTTATGGTTTTATGACCATTCGGCTACAGCTTTGGTACCTCTTATAGTAGGTAGTAACTTATCTATTTCAGGAACAACCTTAAATGCATCTGCAGGAGCAGGTGGATATGCAGAAATACAAGAAGAGGGTACTCCTCTAACGGCTAGAACAAAATTCAATTTTATCGGTGCAGGTTTTACTGCGGCTGATGATATTCCTAATACTAGAACTAATATAACTCTAGATGCGACTCTAAATGCTTTAGCTGCATATAATACAAATGGTATTCTGACTCAAACATCAGCAGATACTTTTGTAGGTAGGACTTTAACAGGTACCACCAACAGACTAACAATTACTAACGGAGATGGTGTATCGGGTAATCCTACTGCAGATATTTCTACAGCTTATGTAGGTCAAGCTACTATCACCACTCTTGGTACTATTACCACAGGTGTTTGGAACGGAACTACTATAGCGGTTGCCAATGGCGGTACAGGTTTAACAACGGGCACTTCTGGTGGTATTTTAGGATTTACAGCAGCAGGTACAATTGCGTCTTCTACTTTACTTACTGCAAATGCAATAGTACTAGGTGGAGGTGCAGGTGTACTTCCGTCCACACCTCTGGCTTTAGGTACAACCACACAAGTATTACATGGTAATGCAGCTGGAGCACCTACTTGGGGAGCAGTAAGTATGACCGCTGATGTTTCTGGTACATTACCAGTTACAAATGGTGGTACAGGAGCAACTACTATTACAGGTTTACTGCAAGGTAATGGCACATCTCCTATTACCGGTATAACAAACTCTTCTACCGTAGGACAAATACTTCGTGTTACTGGCGCTTCTACTTATGGATGGGGAGCATTAGACTTAACTGATACAGATGCCTTATCAGGAGATCTTCCGTTTGCTAGTTTGGCACAAGGATCAGCACTTTCGGTACTCGGTGTTACTGGTAACGCTACAGCAGATTTTGCGTCTATTCCAGCATCTAGTGACAATCAAGTATTAAGACGTTCTGGCACAGCTTTAACTTTTGGAGCCATTAGTTTAGGCTCCGCTAGTGCTGTTAGTGGAATACTAGCCATTGCTAACGGTGGTACTGGTTCTGGAACTCAAAACTTTGTAGATTTAACTACAGGTCAAACTATTGCTGGAGCTAAAGTATTCTCTAGTAACATAACAATTAATGGTACACCTTCTGCTAATACAGATGCAGCTACAGTTGGTTGGGTACTTAATAATGTCGCCGGTTTAAAATCTGGTTCTGTTAGAGGTGCTACTACCGCTGCTTTAGCTATCACTGCTAGAACAGCTACCACACTTACCATTGGAGGCACAGCACTTACTGTAGATGGTGTTACTTATGCTAATGCTGAAACAATCTTAGTAAAAGATTCTACAACAGGCACTGGTGCAGGAACTTGGGATAACGGTGCTTACTCTGTATCTGGAGTAGGTTCATCTATAGTTCTTACACGAGTTGCATGGATGGATACTGCTGGTGAAGTAGATGGTGTTTATGTTCTTATTCAAGATGGAACTGCAAACGTTGGTACACTTTGGTTTACAGTATCTGAAGTAACAACTTTAGGTACAGATGCAATATCATTCACTCAAATAGCTACCGCTGGTACTATTGGTGGTACTGCTGCTGCAAATAAAGTAGCTTATGGTTCAGGTGTTAATACACTTACCTCTACCACCAATTTCCACTTTGATGGAACTGCTTTAGCAATTGGCACTGCTACTGTACCAGCAAGTACAATACTTACTACTCAAGGTTCAGGAACAAGTGATACTACATTTGGTTACAGACATAATAACTCTGCTGCTACACAAGTGTTTAGAGTTGCAGACGATGGTACTACTAGAATAGGTGCTACAAATCCTTTAGTGGTACTAAACAATTCCATTTTTAATCTTGGCGACGACATTACTATGGCCGGGGCTACTTCTGTAATTATAGCGTCTGGTGGAACAGTTGCGCCTCAAGGTAACTTAATTGTAAGTGCTAGTAGAAATGTGACATCAGGAGCGAGTCTGAATTTATCTATTACAGGTTCATTTAATCCAACATCTGGTACAGGAACAAATACTCAGTTAAGTATTAATACTACTGTTAACCAAACTGGTGGAGCAAATGGAATAGTTCGAGGAGCGCATATTATTCCAACTTTAACTGCTGTGGCAGATTACAGAGCTTTAGAGATCACTACTTCAGCATCTCACTATGCTATGTGGACTACGGCTGGTAAAGTTAGACACGATCTTGGATCTGATGCTAACTTTGATACATACTATCGTGGTTCTGGTGGTGAGATGATTCGTTTAGCTAATGGCACAACCGGTCAAGTATTAACGGCTACCACTTCTTCTGCTCCCACATGGGGCGCAAGTACTGCAATGGTAACAACTGTTTGTTATGTTGATGGTACTGGTACTGCAACTTATGATTTAGATGCAGGAGTTGTAGCAAGAGATGTAGATGGTACTGGTTTTGTGTTTACGATTCCAACCAATCTAGACTTAGTAGAAATTTCTAGAAACGGTGTAGTATTATCTCGTTCTGGTACAGTTTCAAGAGATTACACTTTAACTTCAGCCACAGGTGTATTAGTGCTGGCTACTGTGTTAGCTACTGATGAAACACTTAGAATAGTGAAGCGTGTATAATATTGTATTTTAAGATCTAATAGGGGAGATTAATTTCTCCCCTTAATTAAACTATAATATATGATTATACAAATAAAATTAAAACAATGGCAGCTACATTAGTAAAAGTAACAAATCAAGTACAAGGAGTACTTGATGAAATAAATGGAGGTACTGGCCAAAATACAATTGCACAAGGTGACCTTCTTCACGGTTCTGCCTCAGACGTAATTAGTAAACTACCTAAGAATACCTCTGCCACTAGATATTTGTCTAATACTGGAACGGCTAACGATCCAGCATGGGCACAAGTAAATTTAACAAACGGTGTAACTGGTAACTTACCAGTAGCTAATCTTAATTCAGGTACATCAGCTTCTGGAACAACGTTCTGGAGAGGTGATGGAACTTGGGCTACTCCTTCTGGGAGTGGTAACGGTATATACGGCGGTTCTGGGACAATTGCTTCCAACGCAGTTGCCACTCTTACCGACGATAGTACTTTTACGATTGATTATTTTAACAGTCAGGCAGCAATATATGTAGTAGACAACCCGGATGGGATGGGTACTTTTATTTATTCTCCTGATGGTAAGAATCAATCGTGGTGGAGAAATGGAGAACTAAGAATGCAAGCTGATTTGCATTCTACAAATATACCACAGAGTATAACATTAACTACAGGAACAGTTACTGCTGCAAACCAAACAACAGGAACACTTAATTTTCTAAATATAAGTGGTGAATTTAAACCTAATTCAGGAAGTTCAACATTTAGTAATGTAGAGATTGTTCCCGTTATCAATCAAACTGGTGGAGCATCTGGAATAACTGCAGGATTAATAATTAATCCAGTACTCACAGCCGTAGGTTCAGGTGGTTTTACAGGATTAAAAATTACAGCATCTAGTCAAACCGCTTTACACACAACAGCGGGTAAGGTTAGATTTGATTTAGGGTCTGATGCTTCTTTTGATTTATTTTACAGAGGAACAGGAGGAGAATTAATAAGATTAGCAAATGCTGGTACAACCGGCCATGTTCTTACAGGAACATCTGGTGGAGCTCCCGGTTGGTCTGCTCCTTCTGGCGGTGGCTCGGTAGCTACAGATGTAATTTGGGATGTTGCTGGAGATATAGTTATTGGAACTGGTGCAAATACAGCGGTAAGATTAGCAATAGGTACGGCAACACAACAGTTGAGAGTGAATGCAGGAGCAACAGCCCTCGAATACTTTACACCTTCAGCTGGTTCAGGTGATATTACAAATGGTGGTAATACTACCGCAGCTGCAATAACCATTGGCACAAACGATGCCTTTGGATTAAATTTAGAAACCAATAACGTTACTCGAATTGCTATTACTGGTGGAGCTTCTACTGGTGGAGCTACCACTATTACAGACGTAACAGCAAACACGTCCACGGTAGAGGATATACTAACACTCAGAACAAACTCTTCTGGTACAGCAGCCGCTGGATTTGGAAGTAGAATATTGTTTCAAGGTGAGTCTACTACTACCGATAATAGAGATATGATTGGCTTGTCTGCTATTTGGACAACAGCTACTGATGCTTCTAGAACTAGTGCTCTTGTATATAGCGATGTAAATAATGCTGGGGCAATTACTGAGAGATTCAGGCTTGCTCCAACAGCACTGACTACCAACGGTACTTACACAATAGGTAACTCAGCCAACACAATCACTTTAGGTGGTTCTACAGGCTCTGTCCTTGTATCTACTTCTGGTACGGGTTCTAATCCCTTAGAAATAAGGTCTACCGGTTTACCATCAGCTTCAGGTACGGCTATATTAGTTTCGGGAGCAGCTTATACTAGCACTTCCATTTTCTCCACTGTTGTTAACCTTACAGGTTCTTATACAGCAGCTTCTGGGAATGGTGGGGTTATAATGCTGGATATAACCCCCACAATCAATCAGACGGTTTCTGCAAACGGTAGCGCAAGCGGAATTTCAGTAAATCCTACTATAACAAGTTTGACAGGCACATGGACTAGTTTCTATACAAACGTAAACAATACCAATGCTTATGGGTTTGTTCAAACAGGTTCTTCGACAAAGAATATATTTAACGGAAAAAACAGTTTTGGTACAGGATCAGATCCAGCAGAAGTTGTAAGTGTAACTGGTAATATTGCCGTAACATCAGGCAATATCGTAGTAGGTGGTCAGTACGCATCTACGAGATTTACTATCTCAGATGGTGTTGGCCCAAATGCAAACTGGAACAATAGTAATGTACAGCAAATCACGATTGCAGCAAACAGGACATTTACATTTTCTAATCCATTAACAGGCGGTAGATATTTACTGTTTATAATTCAAGGCACCGGCGGTTCTAGGTTAGTTACTTGGCCTACTATTAGATGGAGAGGTGGTACTGCTCCAACACTTTCTACAGCCGTAGGTAAGGTAGACATCATTACACTAGTATATGATGGAACTCATTATTACGGAGACGCTTCATTAAACTACAATTAAACCATGAAATATACAGCAGAAATAACAAATAAAGATTTAAGCGAAGGACTTTTAGTAATACAAGTAAGATACGTTTCTGAAGATAATACATCTATTGTTCAAGACTCTTATTCTACTAGATCGGTTCAAGATGCTAACTGGCTGCAAGACAATATTGACCGCAAATTAAGAGAGTTAGAAGAACTTGATTTGTTTGTGGATACTATTGAGCTTGGGGTTATTATTCCAGGAGTTAAACCTGATACAGTTCCTAATACAGCTAAAGAAGTTTACAAGCAAGACTTAGAAAGATTTAATAAACTTGTCCAAATACTTAGACAAGGTTTTGTTGAATCTGACAACGCTGAATTTGTGGCACTTCAAGCTAAACTCAAACAGGACTTCAGTTCGGATTACATAGACTTGTTTTAACATGGTGCACTTGATAGTTAATGTTCACAGGTCAGGTAGTTCTATGTTAATGAGGTGTCTAGAGGCTGGAGGTTTAAATCCAGTCTATGATAGAACTTCAGATACAATGAATCACTCAGCACCTTCTGATTACGTCCCAAATCCTAATGGCTTCTACCAGTTTAATGGTGAAGTAAACCAAGGATTTGACAGGATGTATGTCAATAGACTTATTAAGTTCCCAATCAGTCAGTTGAACAATCTTCCTCAAGGAGATTATAAAGTAATCATCCTTAAAAGAAATCCGGAAGAAATACGCAAGTCTATGTCAAGGTGGACTCCTTTTAATTCTTGGGGAACTCAAGAAGTTGTAACTTATTTGTACGATGAATTCATGGATGGAGTTAAAGCTAAACTTTTAACTATTGGAGCAGAAGTCATAGAGATTAACTATAGTGATATTGTTAATTCTCCTACCGATGCTTTTAATAGTATCAGAGATGCTGGTTGGAACATAGATGTTAATGAATGTGCTAAACTAGTCGACTCTTCCTTATACAGACACAATTTAGAAAAAGATAAACAATATGCCAAGTCAAGGACCTAATTCATGCGGGACAGGAGCAAATGTTACAGGTGTTGGAACAATTGCTTGGAGTAATCCTACTAATATATATACAAACAACAGTGTATCAGCAACTGTTGGCGGCGTGGTCGCGACATCAAACTATTTGAGAGCTTCAAATTTTGGATTTTCAATACCTAGCGGCGCAACTATTGATGGTATTGTAGTGGAAATAAGAGATACAATAAGTGATCCTAATGTAACCGACAACATTTTAAGGCTAGTTAAAGGCGGTGTTATTAGTGGTGACAATAAATCAGCGGGTCTAATTTGGCCGGGGGGAGCTTATAGCTACAGAAGTTTTGGTGGAAGCTCTGATTTATGGGGTGTTACCTTAAATAGCACTGATGTTAACAGTACCGATTTTGGTTTTGTGCTTTCTGTTACGATAACGTTTGGGGGCAAAGGTAATGGTATTGGCGCAGTAGATCACATAAGAATGACAGTTCATTACACAACAGGATCAGGACCAACAGCAGCATCGTCTTTATTACTAGCAGGAGATTAATGATTATACATATATTTGGAATGACTTGTGTGAGATTAAATACAATGTTGTACATTTGCAATTAAACGGACTGATGACCGGATCATCAATAAAAACAAAAGATTATGAACAATTTTACAATCGCATTGACACCTGCAATTACCAAATTACTTATTGACAACAGAACTGAAGTAGAAAAACTTCAAGCTTCAATTAATGAACGCAATATGAATGTTAGTAATGTACTAACAGGTATTTGCTTAAACGGAGGAGTTGATCCAGCGATCCAAAGAATTAAACTTACAGATGATTGTACATCTTTAGAAATTGTAGAATTTTCAGAACTTGAAAGTCCTGAAAATCAAAAGACAGAACCTACTGGAACAAAGGTTCGTAAAATGAAGTAATTCTTTAACGGGAACAATTCAAACAAAAAAACAATTAAATTAATCTAACGCTAATAATGGATATTTCTGTTATTGGCGTTTTTTATTATTCATACATTCATTATGCAATACTCACCATTATTTCTAAGAACTCTTAGAATTCCTTTATCTCTTTTTGGTCGGCGCAGAAATACCGACACTCAATTAAATATTCCTTTAGTTGGAGCACCAGATCTTTCTCTTTTCAGTCTTATAACAGATACGGTTAGACATACACGTATTGAACAAAGATTTATTGCTACAGCATCTCAGACTGCATTCACAGTAGCTGCTTCATTACAAGCTGTATCTGGAAATATTACTCCTGTACAAGTATATCGTAATGGAGTTAAATTGAGATGGGTTGTATCTGCTCCCATTGCTCGTCAATTTACTTATTCAGGTACTACTGTTACTTTGGCTGCTCAAACGGTCGATGACCAAATAGAAGTCGTTTATTAATTCTAATCAAAACACGCATTCACAATTCTAAATTTCCAACAATGTCTAATGTCAACGAAGCAGGGTGGTATTCTATGATGGGATTGTCAAAAGTATTTTTAAGAAATTTTATAATCGGATGTTTTATTGTGTGCTTAGGTACAATAGGAACACTTGCCTCTGTTATTAATAGTCTTATAAAAGAAAAAAATATTGATGACAAAGCCGCGAACATGTTGGTTTTAGAACTAAGTAAAAAATGTTCTGATGTTGCAGAACTTAAAAACAAAGAATATCTTTTACTCTTAAAAGAAGCGATTCTTAATCAAAAAGAAATCGACAACACTCTTCATAATATGTCAAGAAATAAAAAACAATGAGATTATTATTAATCACAATTTGGGTGCTGTTGCTCAATTTAGTAACCGTTCAAACAATAGGTTTTTCCCAGTCGCATGTAGAAGATTTCCATACAGAAAGCTATATAACAACCGAAGAAGAAATATATTTACGAGAACTATCCAGTTTAATTAAGTTAAGTAAATGTAATGTGATTCAGTTGTTAATTAAGGAAGAACTAGAGTCAAATATAGAAATTCCCGAAAGTTGGGAAACATTCAAAACTCGCGTCATAGATGAATCTAACTCTACAAAGAACAAGGACGACTGACAACTCTGTAATCGGAGAATTGTTTATCAATGGTAAGTTTACTTGTTATACGCTGGAAGATAAAATTAGAACTGTTAAAATTAAACATGAGACATGTATTCCTGCGGGAGTTTACAAAGTTGTTTTAAGTTTAAGTCAACGATTTAAAGTAATTCTTCCGTTACTATTAAATGTTCCAGGATTTGAAGGAATTCGTATCCACTCCGGAAATACAATAGCACACACAAGCGGTTGTGTACTTGTAGGAACCTCGGTTCAAGAAAACAAGTTACTACACTCGAAGTCTGCTTTATATAAATTATTGGAAACTTTAACCAAAGCTTCTAAAGTAGGAACTATTACAATTACAGTTATTAATCCAGTAGAAATTGTTAAAGAACAACCTAAGGAAGTTATCGTAGAAGAAGTTAAATTACAGGAAATAGTTGTTCCTGCAATACTTCCAGAAATCAAAAAGAACAAATTTACAGTTTCAACTTTAAACAAATTCATACAATGGTTGCTAAACCTTATTTCGAGAAACTCGTAGCTTTAAATCTTAATTTTATTGCTACAGAATTTATTCCTCTTATCAATAACCAATATGCACAAGTTGGTGCCAATGAGGTTCTTGAACGCATTCAATTATCTGTTTCAGCATTTGCAAATGGTCAGACTGATTTAACTTCTATTTGGAACAACCTTCCAAGTGATCCAGAAGTTTTATCTGCTGTAAGAAATTTGTTGAATGACATGATTCAAGATGTTGATCAACCACAATTGCGTCAAGCGTTAGAGGTTCTTGTAGAACCTATGTTACTTTCTTTGTTAGCGGTAACTGATACCGTTAAACCTAATGATGAACAACTAAAAACAATTTGGAATGATTTTGTACAAAGTCCTGAATTTTTAGGGTTTGCACTTATCGCTCTTGATTTTATTTTAGAACGATTTGTAAAGAATGAAAAAACACGTAGATTTATCTCCAATCTTTTATCTGCATTTATAAAATAATGATAGCATCACTCAACAGTGATTGTTCAATTTTGACCTTGACCTCTGAAGCTTTATTGATTTCAGGGGTCAAGTTATTTACGTCGCTTGTGTTAAAAACCAAACGTAACTGTTCTACAACCCAGACAAGTGTTGTTGTATCCAGTTTAATTGGTTCTATTAGTAACAATCAAATACTTATTCCTGCAACATTGTTTTATAATGATGCCACAAAAACAAAATACTGTGATGACGTGTACAACTTTGAACTAGAAATCGCATACGATATAACATCACCTCTTCCGGTCATACCAGTTTCAGTTACCGATTCAGCTTGTATTATCATCGACTGTGTTTTAAAATGTAGTGTGGTTGAATACTTTACCACAACAAAAGATAAAACAGCGATGTATCAATATTACGCGCTTTTACAAGGGAATGACTGTGATTCATGCACGTGTATAGAAATGTGCTCTTTATATACAGAGCTAAAAAAACTATTAAATGATAACAATATCACCAGTTCAACCAGCGGATGTGGCTGTTCTTAAATGTATTTATTTTCAGTTAGTTAAAACATTAAAGGAGTCAATGTGGTATGGGATCGAATGTCATACAAAAGAATATACTTCAGATATAGAAACAGCGTTTACATATTTAGAGGTTTTAAATACTGCATGTGAAATACCGCATTCTTTTCAGTGTGAAATAAAAACGTTTATTAGTAAAAAATCTTCATTCTGTGTCTTTTCATTACCTGACAAATGTATCACTAACTATATGTCAGTTGAAGAAGCGTTTCTTACTACTGAAGGTAATGATCCTATAATTACTGAAAACTCAAACAATATACTCGCATAATGGCAAATATAAAAATTTCTGCACTAGCTTCTGCAACAGTTGTTAATAATGCAGACACACTTCCAATAGTTCAGAGTGGGACAACCAAAAAAGTTACAATAGATGTATTACTTGATACAGCAGATGCTCGTACAGTATCAACTTTGGGAAATGAATTTGGTGGTGGATTCCACACTCCTACGTTATTAAATGGATTTACAGTTGGTGCAACACCTATTAAAATATTTGGTGTAGGATATAATCAGGCACAAGTTTATTTTTCTGGAGCTCTTCAATGTGAAGGAGTTGTAATTCCTTCTACAGGATTAATTGCTTTTAGATTACCTACTCCTTATCGATCTAAAGCCCCGTTAAGATATTCAGTAATAACTTCTGACGGGGATTCTTTTATTTATTGTGGTATTGAAGTTAGGATAGATGGAAACGTCGTGGTTTATCCTAATGGAGTTACTCCTGCCGGAACACAATCTGAGTTGAATCTTGCTCCAATTTCTTATTATATTTCTTAAACATAACGAGGGATATAGTCTTGTGTGTATCTTTGTGGTAAACAAAATAACTTTAAATGAATAAAGACTTAATTAAATTTCTGCAAGAAAAGCAGACCGCTGGTAATTGGCTTTCAATTGCAAACACACATAATGTATCAGGAACAACTAAACAGAAATCTGACTATGTTAGAAGACAGTGGAAAAAGATTCAAAGAGAAGTTCCAAGTACTGTAAAGTCTGATGAGCTTGCACTAGCAATTTCTGATCAAAATGAATGGAAAGAATTTTTAGAATTTAAAGCCCAGAAGAACAAACCTAAATTACCAACACCTTATCTTAACGGTAACCCAAACAACGTTCTTGCTATAGGTGATCTTCACGAACCATTTTGCTTAGACGGTTATCTTGAGTTTTGTAGATTCCAGCAAGAACGATTCAATTGCGGAAGAATCATTTTTCTAGGTGACATTATAGATCACCACGCCCAAAGTTTTCACAATACAGATCCTGATGGTTTATCTGCAAAACAAGAATTAGAACTAGCTGTACAAAAACTACAAAATTGGTACACGGTCTTTCCACAAGCAGATGTTTGTTTAGGAAATCACGACAGAATTGTTGCAAGAAAGCTGTTTAGTACAGGATTAAGTCAAAGATGGATGAGACCGTTAGGTGAGGTTTTAGAAACTCCTAATTGGAATTTTGTAGAACAGGTTTTACATAACAAGGTTCTTTATGTTCACGGCGAAGGTGGTACAGCATATAAAAAAGCTCAGCAAGAAATGTGCTCGGTTGTACAAGGTCATTTACACACAGAAGGTTATATACAGTTTTTAAATGGCGGACAAAGTTTTGGTATGCAAGTTGGGTCGGGAATAGATTTTAAGACGTATGCCTTTGCTTACGCTCAAAGAGGAAAGAAGCCAGTTCTTTCTTGCGGTGTTATTTTAAATCAATCACCTATTTTAATTCCTTTCCATGATTAAAGAACTTCAAGAAGCATTTAAAAATGTAGTATATCTAGATTCTAAACACCAGTATTTTAGTAATGGTGTTGAATTAGAATCTGTGACAAAATTCTTATCTAGCTTAAAACCTAAGTTTCAATCTGAGTTTTGGAGCACTGTAAAAGCTTACGAATTTTCTGGCTTTAAAGTTAAATCCATTTGGAATAATTTTACTTGCTTCAGATTAATTGAAACAGAACTTCTTTCTGGTGTAGAGGAAACTACTGAAAAAATGATTTATCTTTCAGACGATCATTCACACCTAAAAGTTACTCCAGAAGATGTACGAGCACAATGGGAAATTGATTCTTTAGTTGGAAGAACTCGAGGTTCTTTCATTCATGACTATGTTGAAAAACTGGAGATGAGAATTTTAGATCAACCTATAACAGTCATACCTCCAGGACTAGATACAGGTCAAGGAATTAATTATTTTAATTCTTTAAAAACTGCAAAAGAATTGTGTGCAGAATTCTTAGAATATGCAAAAGAAAATCTTATCTTAATAGCTGCAGAATTTTCAGTGGGATCTGAAAGCTTAGGTTTGGCTGGAAGATTTGATAGATTGTACTTTAATAAACTTACTGAGAAATATGAAGTTTGGGATTTTAAAACAGACAAACAAATTAGATATAAATCAGGATTTGGTAAATTAGCTAAATTCGATTTACCAGATTGTGAGTTTGAAAAATATTCTTTACAGGTTTCTTTATATAAAAAAATAATTCAAGATGCTACAGGAGTAGAACTTGGAGAATCCAAAATAGTATGGTTTAATTTAAAAGAACGTAAGTTTGAAATTATTCCAACAAAGGATTATGTTGAACTAATAAATACCGTGTTAAATTGAAAACAATAGGTACCCACATAAGTAATATAAGAGGCTTAATAAAAGCCTATTCACGTAATCCAGAAGGTTATACGGACGAGGGTCTGTATAACCTTTTTTCTGTTTCCAGAGCTGACATAATGAAACAGCAACTGGACAAATTTAAAACTCTGTCTGCGGACAATTGGTTTCAAATTTGTATGGGATTGGAATCAGGTAAATCACACAATTGTGATTGTGTACCAGATTATCTAGACTGTAACATATTAAAGTCAACTCATAAGTTTCCAACTGTATTTGTTGGAAGAAATATGAGTAAACTCAAAGTTAGACTAATTAGTGGTAAGGTGGTCAATATTGTATCAGAAGATGATTGGTTTAGAAGAAAAGATCGAGAAACAAATGACTACTTTGCAAGTATCATAAACTCTTATTTAATTCTTTGGAATGTCCCACTGACATTAAAAGTTATTTTAGTAACCGGGTTATGGATAGAAGTATTGGATTTAGCAAAGATTCCTAACTGTGATCCTTCTGGTGTTTCTACAGGAACTTGTTTTGATGTATATTCTTCTATGTATCCTCTTCCAGAAGAATATACAGCAGCCGTGTATCAAGGAGTATTAAAACTTCTGAATGTACCACTTCAGTTACCTCAAGATCAAACAAACGATAGCAATGAATTTATCAAGATGTAAAAGAAGAACCTTAACCGATGTTTTTTTCTTTTATCCATACAAGAAAAACATACCATATAAAGAAAATACAATACCTGTTCCCTATGTTAAAAAACAAGATTGTTCCGATCACAGGCTTTCTGTAGATTGGTATGAATGGTACATGATTGTCAATCTTTATATATCTAAATTAAAAAACTATTTAGAGGATGGAAACTCAATTGAGTTAGCATCAGGTGGTGGTGCTTTTCATCTTGTAAAGTTTAAATGTACCAGGTTTGTGGATTTTAAAAAGTCAGCAATAGCGGGCAAGCAAATAACGTTTGTAAAAAACAATGTCGATAATTATTTTATAGCCACATCTTGGGCTAGAAGAAAAGTTCATATAAAACTAAAATGTTACTGGAAAGTTACATTAAATAGTTCTTGGTTAAGAAGTATGTACTTGGCATGTGAAAAAGATTATACAAAAATATATAAAATACATGATTCAAAATGAAAAGTTTTATAACATTAAGATCTTTATTAGGAAGGATTCCTAAGTCTTTATTTGAAGAATCGCAGGAAGTAGATTTCTTAGACTGGATGATGGATGGATTAAAACTACTTCCATCAACATTACAATATGAACCAAAGATTGAATTGTTTGAATTTACCAATGGTAAGTTACAATTACCTAAATATGTCAAACAAATTAATTCTGTTTATTGGCAAAAAGAAAATCCTTCTGAGGATTGTATAAAAAGCTTAGAAGATAGTTGTATTCCAACGGTCGAGGAAGAAGGACAGGATATCAATCCCGCTGTTTGCAAACCTATGATTACATACCAAATGTGGTTAGACTCTCCTTATTTTAAAACCACATTTACAGCACTGAAGTATAGAGGTACAGACAAGTCGTTGTTTAGCAACAACTGTTGTAATCTTACATCAAGTTGTACAGAATGGTTTTCTGTAACACATGAAAGGATATTGTACATATCTTTAGATTGTGGTCATCTTTGTGTTAATTATGACAGTCCTGTTTGTAATGAAGTCGGTGATATATTAATTCACGATATAGGAATACTACATGAGTTTTTAGTAGCTTACGCTATTTATAAACATTGGGAGAATCGACAATTTGTAAAAGAAGAACAAGCTGGTAATTTCTATCAAGCTTATGATCAAAAACAAGCACTGCTGTTGAGGCAGGTAAAAGGAGATCATTTGTTAAGAAATATAAATATTGATTTGGTTGTACAAATTAATGGCGGGAATTACTTAAATTTAACAAAGCTTCCAGAAAAAATGTTTTATGCTAGATAACCAAGTAGTAACAGTTCACAGTAATGGTATAAATAAAGATCGGTCATACAAAGATAAAAATGATGTTACATTCGCTTTAAACTGTATAAGAAATAGTCATGAGGGTGGAAGACAAGAATATCAATCTGAACCCGGAAATATTACATCTGCACAAATTCCAACAAATTACAATCTTGTTGGATCAATATATGGACAAGATGATGAGACTTATATTTTTTCTACAAATGGGGAACGATCTGAAGTTGGTGTATATAAGAATGATACTTATACAACTGTTGTCAATGTTGATTGTTTAGGTTTTAGTACTCAGCATCCAATTACTGGAGAATATAGAGTTAGAAATGGATGTAACAGAACAATTTATTGGTCAGATGGATTTAATTCAGACTACTGGTTTGATTTAGATAATCCAAATAGTTTTAAAGTATCCGGTGTGTTTGATTGTAATAAATTTAAACATGCTCCTGCTGTACTACCTCCAAAAGTAGACCTTCTTTCTGTTAATGACTTTGGTGGAATTCTTCCACTAGGTTCTTTTTACTTTCAACCAGAAATACTGGATGAAAATTTAAACTCTATTTATCTTGGAGAAATTACACCACAAGTTATTGTTTATGACGAACCTCAAAGTTTAAATTATTACAACATAGATGGTGGATTAAATATTGAACAATATGATCCTGCAATAGGTGGAGTACCTTTAACTAATAAATCAATTAGTTTAAGATTTTCACAATTGTTAACAACGTTCAAATATCTTAGAGTAAACGTATTTCGATCTATTTCTGGAACATCGGTTATATCAGCACATTCAGTTGGTAAATTAATTCCAATAGGATCTACGTCTGTAGATTGGACATATCAAGGATATGACCCAGGAGCTGGAGATTTTCCAATAGATACTTCTGAAAAACTTATAGATAACATTCTATATGATTCTGCTTATGTAATGGAACAAGTACAGGGAAGGTTGTTAAAAGCTAACTTACGTCAGTCTAATGTTGATTACTCTGAATACCAAGCAGCAGCCAGTAAAATTACAGCTAAATGGGTTTCAACAGAACATCGATCAGCTAATATAAATGAGTTAGGAGATCCTAAAAATCCTAAAACATATTGGTATAAAAGAGGATACCAAGGAGATGAAGTGTACCTACCAGGAATTATGTATTTACATACAAATGGTACACAAAGTCCAGTATTCCCATTAGTGGGAAGATCTGCAACTCCAACAGATTTACAACTGTTAACGGTTATTAATAATGCAGATCTTCTTGGAGCAACAGATGTCTGGTTATCTGACGCAGAACATTTAGGTTTAGAGATAGGTGATACGGTTGAAAGATGGAAGGTGTTTAATACAGCCACTATAACAGGATCACAAACTGTGACAAGTCCGTATTCTTATGAAGGTGAATTTTCTTATTTTGAAACAGATGAAACATACCCGGATATTAAAGACTGTGACGACAATTTGGTATGGGGAACTGATGCAGATGATAATCTAATTACAACGTCTACAAAAGTACGGTTGTTTAAATTTCCTGACAGACGACTGTTACCCCACATGACTAGACGAGCACTGGTTTTATGGTTACGTTCATTTGGTATTCAATTTGGTAATATTACTTATCCAAGTCCAGATATTATTGGACACAAGTTTGTTATGGCAGAAAGAACTGAGTTTGATAAAACTGTTGTAGATTCTGGATGGGCGAATACTCCTAGAGTAGAACTATCCGGGGCAACTGTAGTTAAAATTGAAAGTTTTACTCAAAGTTCTGGGGGACAAGAAATGTTTCACCACTTTAATCCATTTACTTCTAGTGCTCAGAATAAGTATATTAGATACGTTTCTCCAAAAACTCTTTACGATAAAAATCTTGGTAACTTTGATTATTACAAGACTAATAACGCGTCTTCTTTTGATACAGGTTTAGTCGCAAACGATGGTAAAAATAGTTATGCTAAAGAATCATTAGATAATATAGTAATTCACTCTATTATTTTAAATATGAATTTTGAAGAATCTGAGTTACCTTTAAGAACAAACCATTCGGAAAAGGAGTCTGTACTAGTTAACGCTGGTGCAATTATATCTTCCACGGGATTGTTTCCTAAAATTCAAAGTTATGACTATTATACAAGTGATACAATATCTTATGTTAATAGAGGATTGGAATCTACAACATCATTACTACCACCACAAATTTATGATACGTGGGTCACTAATCCAACAGATACTAGAATTAAAGTACATAACTTTTATACATACAAGAAAAGTTCTTTGCAACCATATAATAACTTTCTTACTAAAAATTATGTAGGAATGAGCAATAACTTTGTTTATTCGTTATTAACAGCCGACAATATTTTGTATGGTGGTGACACTCTGGTAAATGAAGGAAATAATTTTAGACTGAACTACTTTCTTCCTGTTAGTTTAACAGGTGACGCTTTTGCATTCACACCGTTCTTTAAAGACCACTTTGTTGAAACTTCTATAAATACAGCTCTTCGACATGAAGGTACGGTTATTGAAAATAAATACTTTAATGTAGGAGACAGTGACGAAGTTAATTACGAGAGACTTATTGTAGATAGATCGCTTCCTATATTTGACCAACAACCTAGATCAAGATCAGAAATTATTCCAGAATACTATGCCTACAATCCTGACTATAATATCAGATTGTTTGAAAAAGCAAAAGGAAGTCTACCTAATACATTTGATTATTGTTCTAGATGTGATGGATATTATCCAAACAGAATTATTTTCTCTCCTAAATCATTTGATGAAGAAGTATTTGATCTTTATCGTGTTAATAAAGTTAATGACTATATTGATATTCCTGGACACAGAGGTGCTATTACAGGATTAAAACATCAAAACAATCAACTCTTAGTTCATTGTGAAGATACTACATTTGTTCTTCAACCAAATCCTCAACAGATTCAGACTGATCAAAATACTGCTTACTTAGGAACCGGTGATTTCTTATCTATTCCTCCACAAGAGTTAATGCAAACAGATGTAGGTTTTGGAGGATTACAGAATAAACAATCGATGACGGATACTCCGTTTGGACATTGTTGGGTGGATCAGAAAAGAGGTGATGTATTAAGTTGGAACGGACAAATAAAAATGTTAACTACTGGATTGACTCAATGGTTTAAAGAGTATCTTCCTTCTGAGTTAAAAAAAGAGTATTTTAGAATTACAGGAATAGAATATCCAATTAAGTCTACATTAAATACTTCTGGGTACGGAGTTATTTTATATTACGATCCTAGATTTAAAAGATTAATGGTTTCCAAAAGAGACTTTTTACCTCTTAACTTTAAGCTAACAGCTCCTATACTGCCCGGTTTATTTTCATTATTTAATGAAACAAATGAAACAAGTGAATGGTACACAATTATTGACAGCGTTTCAGAATCTGTGTATCCTCATATAAATGGGAACTTTGAAAATCCGTTTTCTTTAGATTATTTTCAAGATAAATCTTGGACTCTAAGTTATGATCTTGAAGATGAGTCATGGTGTTCTTGGCACTCATATATTCCATATCACGCCTTTAGTGATAGTATAAATTTTTATACTACTAACTACAATCGAAATATTTGGAAACATTTACATAAGACTAGATACCAGAAGTATTATGGATTTAAGTATGATATGGTTTTAGAATGGATGAGTATAGACGGAGTTTCTAGTTCTATAGATAATGTTTATTATGTAGGATATTCCCAAATCTGGGATACTGTAAACCAAAAGTTTAAAACAGTTGATACTACATTTGACAGATTGGTTATTTATAACTCTGAACAGACCACCGGTCTTCAGAACTTAGTTCTTATGGATTCGCATATAAATCCTTATGGTAATAACAAGCTACCTAATAATTCCAAGACGGTGATTAGAACCGATCAGAATTATAAAATTGCAGGATTGTATGATATGTCTATCGGTCAACCGACAATGACTGATGATTGGAACCTGAAGAAGTTATATTTTGGGTATATAGATGAGGCACCAAATACGGCTGTCATTAACTTTAACAAGAGCTATTACGACTGGGGAAATATTCTGGACAAGTTCGCATTTGTCAGACTATTTTACAATCCTGCATTAGATCATAAAAAAACAGTAATATTACAAGTGTTACATAATCAACAGTCATTACGATGAAAAAGTATAAGAAATCAATGGGTGGTCAATTACTTCAAACAGGAGTAAGTTTCATTCCGGGTGTAGGACAAATACTTAGTCCTTTGGTTGGAATGGTCGACCAACAAATGGAAAAAGACAAGTTAGAAGCAGAACAGCTTTCTCAAGTACCACCAATTAAAATAACAACTAATCCTTATGGTAAATTTGCTAAAGGTGGTATTTTAAATGATATGTTTAAACAATATAATACCGGTAGTCACGCATCTGGTAATGATCTTGCTGTCGATAGTAATGGCAACCCAGATCCAAACGGACCTAATTCTGTCCAAGGTAAGGAAAACTCTTATAGAGTAGACGGTGATGTGACGGTGATGTCCAACGTTCTTAAAAACCCTAAAACAGGAAATAAGTTTTCAACCGATGCTTTAAAGATTAATAACAAATATCCCGACGCTAGAACATCTTTAGATGAAAGAGCTGCATTAGATTTTGAAATGAAAAGACTTAGTAAGCTAAATGACGCTATTAGAGTTATTGATGACAATAAGCAAAAGTTTTTAGGCGGGACTTTGGGTAAAGATGCTATTAAGTATGCAATTGAAAATCAAGGTGTGCCATTAGCATCACCAAATATGTTTGTAAGTAATTTACCTAGTTTAGGAATCGATCCTTTACCTACATATTCAATTCCAGATAACACGTCTCTTGCTACAGATACAACTGTTCCACAAGAACAACAGATGATTTTGGGTAGAGATTTAACAGCTCCAGGGAATCAATCGAATGTACTTGCACCAAGAAATCAAGGTTCTGATGTCTTAGGAATTAAATCTGATGATCGAAGTTCTGATGTTTTAGGGGCCAAGGCTGGAAATGCTGTGGCATTAGGAATGAAAGGAATAGCTTTAGGTGGATCCATCTATGATGCCTTGCAACCAGCACAACAAGAGAATCTTGTCTTACCTGATTATGTAAAATCAGATGCTTATATGCAATCTGCAAATGTAGATTATACTCAAGCTAAACAAGATGCTGTTGGTGTATCCAATATTGGAGGCAATATAAATAGAAGTTTGTCAGGTAATGCTGCAGCTTTTCAAGGTAGAGAACAAGGTAGATTAGCCCAACTCCAAGACAGTTTAGGTAGAATTTCTGAAGGAGAGAATCTTGCAAGAACTCAACTGAATTTAACTAAAGGTCAGTATGAACAAGGTAAGGCTGTTGATACTGCTAATAGAACTTATCAGAATAATACTGACAATTTACAGAATCAAGCTAATAGCAGATTCTTTGATAGAACTTTAATGTCTGATTTAAGTCAGGCAGGTTCAAGTTTCAATTCTTATTCTGAGACTCAAAAAGTTATTGGGAATAATGCAGAAATCAACAAGTTTAATACCACTCAAGCATTGAGTATTTTACAAACTAAATATCCTGGATGGCAGATTGATCCCAGTATTATGGAACAGTTTAAGTCAGGAAAAATAGGAATGGATGAATTCCTAAAGTATGCTCCAGGAGGATTCTCAGAAGAACTTAAAAAAGAAAAAGACTAATGGCTATAACACGTTTTGACAGAGCAGGACCCCCTAAAGATTGGTCATTCCAGACCGCTATACCTAAATTACCAGAATTAGACATAGCTGGTTTAGAAGCAGTTATTCAGCAGAACCAACAAAGAATTGATCAAGTTGGGTTGTTATCAGAGAAGACTCCCAACAGACTTCAGACAGATTATGATTTAGAAATATACAATGATTACAAAAAGCGTACTGACCAAGGATTGAATGATGTAACGGAAGCTTTTAAAGTTGGTCCAGCACAAGGTAATATGGCGTATAATAAGTTTTTAAATCAAACTAAAAAAGATTGGCGTCCAGGTGGTGCAGCAGATCTTCTTAATTCAAGATATAATAGTTATAATGCTGCAGTAAAAGCAACCGATGATTTTTATAAAGATGATAGCAATCCGGTTAATAAGACATTAGCTAAACATGCACTTGCAGAACAGTTAAAAAAACCTATTGATTACGATCCTGTAACAGGATCTTATACTCAAATCACTACTCCAGAATTATATAAGAACCCAAATCTTAATGATGCAGTAAATAAGCTTCTTTCAGAAATGGAAGCTAATGGAACTTCGGAGTTGTTAGGGAATGTAAACAAAGATTGGTTTCTACAAAAGTTCAGTACAGAAACTAGATCCGCAGAAAGAATTAAATTAGCTTTTCAAGCATTATCTAGTCAGCCAGAATATGCAAGTCAGATCAACAGAGACGCTCAATATAGAATGTTAGGTACCGATGCTAAAACATATAAAGATGATTTTGAAGCAAGACAGCAGAGTGAAGTTGATAGATTTGATAAGTTAGCTATAAAAGCAGAAAAAGATAGTGGTGCGACAAAAGAACTACAAGAGCTTCTTAGAAAAGAAGGGTATAATGTTAAAGCTAATGGGAAGTATGATTCATCGACAGAAACCAGTGCCAAAGAACACTATGAAAATTTAAAAAATAAAGCGGCTGGTAATATCAGTAAGTTTGATATTGACACTGAGTTGTACAATGATGCATCTAATGCTTATTTAGGTTACGCTCTAAGAGGTGCTTATAAGAAAGTGGACATGGATCTAATTGCTAATACATCTCTTAAATGGAGAGCTGAAATAGCTCAAAAAAATGAAGAAAATAGAATAGCAAGATACGCTGTCGATAGAGAATTTGGTCCAGCCAGTGCCCCTGGAGCTACAGTTGTTTCTGGTATGGCACAACAACTTCCTGAAATTCAAAAGCAATATAAAACTGTTAAAGATCAAAGAGATAATATTAAAAAGTCTTTAGACACAGTGGTTTCTAATTCTCCAACATTTAGAGGTTGGAAAATGGAAAATGTAGCTGATGCATTTAGAAAGTGGGAGCAAACTACAGGTAATACAGATGCTGAAAAGAAAGCTAATTTTAAAACGTTACTTAATCAAGATGCGACTCATCCGTTTACAGATCAACAGGTAAGTCAAATTATGGAAGAGATGAATGCTCCACCAATTGAGTCTTCTCTGAAAAGTGCGTTGGAAACATTCGGGCAGGCTCAAAATCAAGTTACAAGATATGAAGAAGGTCAAGGTCAAATATCTAGTCAGTTTATTACAACACCTGAAGGAAAGGAAGCTGTAAAATCATTACGTAGTTCTAATCCGTCTTTAGCTGCTGGGATGTCTGACCAAGACTTAGCCGCTAAAGCTTTAGCTCAACCTGAATTATTTTTTGTCAGAGGTGACTCTACTCCGTACCCGGCTCCGGGATATGTTCCCAAGTCTAAAGATAGCAATCCCGCAGAAGATTTTTCCGGGAAAATGAATCGACATGTTAATAAAAACGGAGGTAACTATAATTGGGGATCGTTAGGTACTTATGAAATATATGCTAACAACAACGATAAAGTCTTAAAGCCTACATTAGATGGTATAGCAAAAGCAGTAGAAACTGGAGTAGGATTGAACTTTTCTACTTTTGGTAAGACAGGTCTTTATTTTAAAGATAATCAGGGCAATGATCTTGAAGGAGAAACAAAAAAGATTGTTTCTATGGCTCCGGGTAAAGATAGTGCGGGTAAGCCAATACTTAAAGTGAATGCCACTATTACCTTATCCAATGGTAAAAGTAAAGATGGATATACTGAAATTAATATGATTCCACGTTCTCCTGAAGCAAGACAAGTTGAGAAAGGTTTGACGAAAGTGTATGCTAATATGATTAATTCCGGTAACATAGTAGAAGCTGAAGGAGTGCTTGATAATATTCATGCGCTAAGAGGTAATAATGGACTAACATCTGCGGCTATTGATCTGAAAGCAAAAAAACTTAATCTTAATAATACATCAAAGATTCCAATTTATACACGAATTCAGAATCCAGATGGAAGTTTTAGAGTGGTAGATCTTTCATCTCCAGGATATGGATGGCAAGCAGCTGATTTACAAGATGACGCTGATATTGAAGGTATGCACTATAAAACGTATGGATTTAGTACTCCATCTGGAGTAGTTCTCGGTAATGTTGTAATAGATGAAAACGGAAATAAGATTTTAGTACCTGATCAATTAGGTGGTACCACTTATTCATCGTCTTCAGGTATTCAGAAAGCAAGACTCGGAAAACAAATACTTAGTCAAACTCCGGTTACAGTTACTGAAACAAGAGTTCGTACAAATCAAAATACTAGCGATGAGTAAATTTAGGCTAAATAATCCAAATAATACACCATTGGACCCATTTGCTTTTGAAAAAAGTATGGGGGTAAAACCAGATACCTATAATCCTTATCCTGTTTCTGGGGTTGCAGACTCATTAGAGTTTGTAACTTCAGATAGGATAGAAGAAGGCTATGGTACTTTAGGTAATTCTAGTTATGCCGTACAAGCTATTAACGAAGCTAAAGCATATAATCAAGGTGCGTTAGAGTTAACAGCTAAAGGTTTGGGCAACGTTGTCAAAACCATCGGGATAGAGATTGGTAAAATTCCAGGTTATTTAGGAGGTGCTGTTGGAGCAATAGCCAATGAAACTATCGGAGATGGAAAGAACAGCATGTCTATGATTGTAGACAATGCTTGGATTAATGCTTTTGAAGGATTGGATGAAGAAATCAAATCAGCAATGCCGGTTTATATTTCTCAACAAGTTCAAGAAGGTAACTTGTTAGACAAATTAGGATCTGGTGAATGGTGGGCAACATCTGGTGCAGATGGTTTGGGATTTATGTTATCTATGTTTGCACCTGGTGCAATAGCTAAAGGATTAGGTGTAGGTGCTAAAATAGCATCTGTTGGTGAAGCTTTAGGTAATATGGCTCCTAGATTAGGTAAAATAGGAACAGGTCTAAAATTACTTGAAAAACTTCCATCAGGAGCTTTTAAATATACAGAAAAGTTTGCTAGAAATGCTGGAGGACATGCGTCAGCCCTGTTAAATACAACAATAGAAAGTTCAGCAGAAGCAGCTAACACATTTGATAACTTAAAGTCTCAGTATTTAACCGATGGTTTATCTGAAGAAGAAGCTAGTCAAAAAGCTGGAGAAGGAGCATCTGCTGTGTTTAAAGGTAATATGGCTCTGTTGTTTGTTTCCAACTACTTAGACGAAATGTTTATTTGGAAATCTATTGGATCGGCTGGTTCAAAAGAAGCAGCAAAATCTTTAATGGGAAGAGCGTTTAAAGACGGTGTTATAGATATGGACGTTCTTAAACAAATACCTAAAGAATTTACCAGAGCTTCGGTTTTAAAAAGAACTGCGACAAATTTTGGTAAAGGTGTTGTAAAAGAAGGTTTCTTTGAAGAAGGTTCTCAAACTACATTGCAGCAGAATATTGAAAAAGGAATGAATAAGAATTTTTTCCTTGAAAATCTGTATGATGTTGGAGCTACCTACTTAGATGATTTTTCTAATAACACAGAACTTCACGAGGCTATATTTTTAGGTGGGTTGTTAGGCGGAGGTGCTTCTATTATAGGAACAGTTCAAGAGAACAATGCTTTAAGAGCTGCTTATTCTGGAGGTACAGGTAGAACTAAAAGTAATTCTATATTTGCTAAATATGGCTTACTACCAGAAACTAAAGACCAAAAAGGATTTGCTAAAATCTTAGGAGAAAATCATATTCAACAATTTAGATCTTATAAAGATTTCTTAACTACAAATGAAAATGGCAAGTTTGTTTTAGATGAGCAGAAATTAGTAGATGCACAGATTGGTCAAACTGATAATTTTAGAGCTAATATTCTTTATGATCTTTCTGTAGAACAGGGTAGTAAATTAGGACAAGAAATCTTCGGTCAATATTTAGCTGCTAATTATGTTAAAGGATTTTTAGGACAAGAAGGATCTAAGGAGTTATTCCAAGAACATGTCCAGAATCAAGTTCTTCCTGCATGGCAAAAAAGATTTACGGAAACATTTGGTAGAGATGCAACAAGTAAAGAAGCTCAAGATTATGTTCGTAAGTTTAAACAATCTGGAGAAAGAGTAATTGATGCTTATACTCAAGCGGAAGAAACTAATTACCCAGAAAGATATTTTCAAGAAAAGACAAAAGAATATCAAGATTTCAAAGGAACTTATTTCCATAACAAGTTTCAAAATCTGGTTACATTAGATTCTATAAAACAAAGAAAGTCTGAGATTCAAAATGATTTGTTAGAAGCAGGCGTTCTTCAAACAGAATTGGAAGAGTTGGATACAATCACAGATCCAATTAAAAAACAAAAAGCCGAACAGATTAAAAAGGACTTGGAAGAATTGGAAAAAGCTGAAAAAGAATCGTCTAATAATTATACCAAGTTCTTTACTGAGGCTGGAGTTAAAGAGATGTTTGAAGCTTTTAAAGAAAGAAAAGCTCAGTTTGAACAAGCTTCTGAAGAAATCTTACAAGAGAACGAAGAACTTAGAGAAAAAGTAGATGCTATTCCTGATAGAAATAAGACAGAAGTTGAAAGACTTCAACAATTAGCTGCTGAACAAGGTTATCCTGATTTGAATGTCCCACTTAAAGGAGTAAACGGAGAAACATTTAACCTTCAAGATTTAGATAAATTCAAAGGTGATTTGTCAGACAAGAGGTTGGAGATAGATGATATTTCTAAAGCAGAATGGGATTCGTTTACTGACACCGGTGAGGCATCTGCATCAGTTCTTGAAAGGATTGTAGAAAAAGTTACTAACAATAAACCTTTGTCTGTTAGAGAGCAAGCTATTTTCAGTTTTCAAGGATCTAAGATAGAAGAGCTGCTTAAAGCAGAAGCTGCTAAATTAGGAGAACAACTAACTCCAATACAATCTACAGCTCAAGAAGATACCAACTACAATGAAGTAGATAAAAGTGTTGAAGAAGTTAACAAAAAGAAAGGTGTTAATCTCTATCCTTCTACCGGAAGAAATATTCAAAACGAACTTACAGAAATCAAAGAGGGATTGTATGCTGAAAAGTTGACGGATTCTCCAAGTCAGAAATTATGGTTTGAGACATTAGATGAAGAAGTTTCTCAAAATCCAACAGCTTATGCAGTTCAAGTTATTAGAAAAGATGACAAGTCTAACTTAGATCTTTGGAATCAAATAGATAGAGATGCAGAACCTACAAATACTAGCCCTAATGATTTATACACAGTTCTTTTAAAGAATGGTAAGCCTGTTATTAAAGCAGGTAATTATGTCTTTACAGGACTCTGGAGACCTGATAGTTTATACCCTACTAAAAACGGTACCCCATTCAAGTTTATTCTTGCCGAACAAACAATTTTAGATAACTTTCTATTGTTTGTCAAGCTTCCAAATTTAAACATGGACAAACTTTCAAAGAATCAAATAGAAACTTTGAAGCAGGCTGGTGTGTTAAACGAAGTTACTGAACAATCAATAAAGACTGCTGCATTCTTTCATGCTAAAGAAGAATACACTAAATGGTATAACGATTTAGCTGATAATCCAAGACAGTTAGAAGTTGCAGGTATAACAAAAGGACATGCCGTAAAGTTATACTCTAATGAAACTGCGGAAACTCCTGTTTGGAACAAGCCTTTAAATGGAATTAAAGGATTAAAACTAGCCGGCAATAAATTAGTTGGAGGTAAGTTTGTAGTATCTACAACAGGTGTTGTACAAGCTGGAACAGAATCTTATACTATTCCCACAGGTGATCTAGTTGTAATAGATGATAGACAGAATCTTCATCCTATGAAAGCCAGGAATATAAATGAGGATGAAATGAGAACTGTTCTTTATCTTTTATCTTTGAGATCTCAACCAGGACCCACTGAAGCTATTAAAGTTTCAGCTCCTAAGAATATTCAGATTGGTAATAAGTCAACCAAGTCTATTCCTATATTTTATAACGATAGCTCTGGAGGAAAAGGATCAACTCGAGCTAATTTAATTGAGTCGTTAATTTCCTTTGGCTTTAAGTCTGGTGGTAAAGGTGAAATTTATTGGAATCAACAATCTTTGAGAGATGATCCTTTATTAGTCTGGACAAACTTTGATGGAGTGACTCAAAACATAGCAGTTTCTAAGATTAAGAATGCTATAGATACAAATGATTTTACTGAAATTCAACCTCTGGTTGACTTCTTAAATCAAAAAAGGTTTAATATAAATGAACAGTTTTTAGGTAACGGTCAAACATCTACCAACTTTTCTAAACCTAATGTTGTTTATAAAGTAGATGAAACCGGTAAGAAAGTACCTGAGTTAGAATGGAGTCAAGATAGAACTTATTTTGATCATCTGTTAAATGACGTACTTACAACTACGACTCAACAACTAGATGGTTATCCAGATAGAGTTCAAAGAAACTTATTCTTTAATAAGAATGCTAACGAGGATCTATCTGAATTTCAAAACATTGATGATGAAACTGTTAACGATGTTGAGATTTTAGATGCTATAAGAACCGATAGTGTTAGTTTTTTAGAAAAAGTTACTTCTATAGTAGAACCGCCTGTTTCAACTAAAGATCTATTTATACCGCCTGTTATTTCTAACAACGTAACAAAGATTTTAGATGAAGTGAAAAGTCTTGTTCAAGTATATAGAGATGGTCAAGAATCATTTGAGGCTCGCCAAACAATAGCTCGACTTACAGAGATTATTGGTAGTGAACAAGCGGCAATAGACTTGCTAAGTAATGGTAAAACAATTGAAGAAATAACTCCTTATATTAAATCTAATCTAGGTTTGATGGACAGTCAAACTGGTAACGATGTTAGGACTGTTAGTAAAGAGGTCGAAGTTGAAAAAGAAAATAAACCCAGTCAACCAAAAGTTGAGCAAGTTGTTCCTGTATCTACTCCAGCAATCACTCCTGTTGCAGAAGCTCCGATAACCGCGCTTGTTATAGCTGATATAGAAAGAAGAAGGCAGGAAGATTTAGAACTCGTAGAAAACGTAGGAGAAGATAAATTAAAGGAAGGTAGAAAAACTACTATAAAACTACTAGAGTCTTTAAAGCAAAGATACTCAGCAACATCATTAAAAGGAATAATTATAAGATTGTTAGAAAAACTTGTCGATTTTAATAAATATTCTACTGTAATAAATTCTGACTATGTAAATAAAAGAAATGCGAGTGGGCAAGCTACTTGGTTCGGAATGATTTTATCACAAGAAACTGTTGATGGAATATTATCTGGTAAAGAATACGACGTACATACATTTATACATGAAATTATACATGGGTTTACAACTTCTAAATTATCAGATTATAATATTACTAAAAAAGGTTTAATTCCAAATTGGCAAACAAAACTTACTGAAAAAGAAACTAAAGCTATTGAGCAATTAGAAAGAATTTTTAATAAGGTAAGACAGGCATTGCCAAAAAATAAAGATTACGGTTTAACTAACTTAGATGAATTTGTTGCAGAAGCATTTAGTAATGAAAGTTTTCAAGCCACTTTAAAAGATATTAAGTCAGAAAACAAAAAATCTAACTTGTTCAAAGAATATATTTTGGCAATCGGGGATTTATTATACGAACAACTTGAAAAATGGGCCAAAAGATTTAATAAAGAACTGCCGCGCAGAGAAAATATAACAAGTATATTAGAAGATGTGTTTGCTTGGACAGAAGATTTAGTTGACCAAAATAACAAACTTGCTTATATAGGAACAGTTGATGAAACAAACGCCAAATATGATGCGGAGTTAGCTAAGTTAACGAGTGCTCCTATAGAAACTCCGAAAGTAGATGTTAAAGTATCTAAAAAAGAAGAAATTCTTAACAAGATAAAAAATCGACCTAAGACTAACTTAGACGATTATGCAGATAAGATATTAACAACCGAAGATCTATTAAAGCAAAAAATTCAGGACGGAGAAATAATCAAAAAATGTAAATAAGTTTATGGCTGAAAATTGCAGTTACGAATATCGAGGTAAAACATACTCAACCGATCGTCTGAAAAGACTTTTGGTTGAGGAATTACCTTCTAAAAGTCAAGAAGAATCTGTTCAATTCCTTGTAGATTATTTAGGAATGAATCGGGATGAAATTCTTGTAGTAAAAGGATTAATAGATAATAGATCTTTAGGTAGATTTATAAAAGATGGTAACATCTTACTTTCAGATTTAGCTAATCCTGATGTAGCTTATCATGAAGCTTTTCACAGAGTTTGGAGAATGTATTTATCTTCTGAAGATCGCTTAATGGCAATCAAAGAAGCTAAAAAAAGAAAAGGGATTCAATCGTTGATTGAGTCCTATAGATCGGCATATCCAAAATTATCTGAAAATGATTTAATTGAAGAAATTTTAGCTGATGAATTTTCTGATTATACATTAAATCAAAACTTTAAAGTAGAACAGCCGATTAAATCTTTATTCCAAAGATTCTTAAATTTCTTGAAAAAGTTATTAGGATTAAAAATCCAGAACATTCAAATGATTTATGATAAGATCTTGTCTAAAGATTTTAAGAACGCACCCAAGTCTGTAAATCAATATATGAAAGATGCAGATAAGGTGTTAATTGAAGGATATGAATTTTCTGTAGAAGAAAAGAATGAATTGATTTCAATTATGACCCAAAGATTTGTTCAGGCAATGCTAAAAAATAACGGAGAGGTTGATTTGTTTTTGCGGAAGCCTACAGTTAAAATTAAAAAGTTAATTGAGGAGTATGTAACAAATGACATGTTGTCTATAATTATAGATACCAATGAAAATGCAGATGATTTAATTACAGCCGTATATCAAGATGTAGAAAAGTGGACTACATCTAATAATGTAGAAGATTCTATTTTTATCAGCGGCATGGTTCAAAACTTAAACCTGCTAGGTTTAAACATTAAAGATGATGTAGAAGATGCATCAGAAGGTGCTTTAGAAGACTCTGAAAAACAAGCTAGGGAATTTCAACCTAGCTTAGAATTTGATCCAAAAGCCAAAATGGGTAAGAAGATTAAGTTGTTGTTGAGTTCTTTAACTGAGTCAGAACTAACTCCTAATTTTAAATTTCCTAAACCATTGTCTTGGACTAAAGGATTTATCCAAATAGGAACAAGGATGGCCGGTATTCCAACATCTGTCTTTATGTCAGAATTGGCTAAATTAGATTTGAGTTATGTTCAGGAATTATCTGATTTCTTAAATAAGGATTTGAACTTTAGAAATAAGTTTATTTCTACAATGGCTATGACCGAGAATAAGTTCTTGATCATGAACTATAAAGGTGATGATATTTATTTTTTAGATGCTAATTCTGGTAGTAAAAAAGATAAAATAGTTGGAGAATGGCAGAACCAGTTAATTAGAAACACAGAAGATTGGGAATCATGGTTAAATCAAGTAAAGATTTTCCAGTCAAGATTAAACAAAGTATCTAACCAAGATATATTAGATCATTTTGGAATAACTGTTAATCCTGCTATTGAAAATCTTCAACAAGATTTACATGTTCTTGTAAATAAAGCTGCCAGCTATAAAGGTGAAAAACCTGAAAGTAAGAAATTATTCGACGATCTTAATATCGGTGGTTATATTTCTAAACTGGCAACAAAACAGTCAGCATTTGAGGATACTGTAGATACAATGGTTAATCTCGGAGGTGTTAAAGTATATACTCTAGGATTAAATACTCAGCAAACAACAGTTATTAATGGAATTAAGTACGCACAGTCATTATTTACTCCAGAAATGACTCAGTCTGAAAAGATTGATTTGTTGAGAATATATGCTCCATTCCAAGTTTCTGAATTTAATGTTACTAAATTATCAAACGGAGAATATTTAGTTCATAATAAGTGGTTGGATAACATCTTAAATGGTGAGAGATTAGACTTGATGATTCCATACCAAGTTAAAACAGAAGATGGAGATCAAAGCGATGTGGCTAAATTAGATGAGGCTGACTTAATGAGTTTGCATGTAAATGGCGCACTTCAAGGTGTGACAATGTCACAAAAACATGCTGATAGATCAACGTTCTTTGCATATACATTTGGTTTAAACAAACCTCTTTACAGTAAGTCTCAAACTCCTAATATTGGAGAAACTCTAGAAATCTTAGTAAAAAACATTAAGGAGCAGATTGAACTGGAAGCTAAGTTCACTCGTAAAATGAGATCTAGAAATCTTCCCATTCAGTATTTAGGTAAAGCTTACGAAGATCTAGCTTTTGCTAGTTTAATAGGTAAAGAAGTATTTGAGGAAGTCGTAGCTGGAGGAAAGATTACTAATCTTCAGCCAATTAGAGACTTAGTTGAAAAACAATTTAAAGTATTTCAAGACGATGTAACATCTTATGGAATGCTAGAAACATATCAAGAACCTCTTTATAAAGAAGGTAAACGAGATGGTTTTACCACAAGAATAAAAGGATTGAACAACAGTATTGTTAATAACTACGGTTCAGTAAACTTGACTTTAGCTGTAGCATTTGTGAATGAAGTATCTAGTCATTTGTTTGAAACTAGATTCTTTTCTGGAGATGTACGAGCATTTAAAAATGGCAACGATCTATTTAAAAGAATGGCTCCCCAAAGTTCAACTGGTAACTTATCTGTTAATGATACAGTTACTCATGAGTTCGTTAGAGAAAAACTTAATCAAGATTTTCAAATTCTTAATCCTAAAACAGGAGAGATTGAAATTGTTAATCCGTCTAAGTTAATTGGAGACAATAAAGACAAATATTTTAGATCTGTAACTCTAGCAGAAAGAGAGAATTACAAATCACATCTTTTAGAATCGGCTATATCTGCTACTGGAAAAGCGTTGGTATCAAAGTTAACCGGCAAACAAGAGTCTAAATTGTTTATGTTATTTGAAGACGGGTTTGTTAAAGATTTTCCAGATACTTCAATAGAAGAACTTCGTAAAACATACGGTCCAAAGTTAAAACTATATGAAGCCAAGTATGCAACAACAAATGAAAATGACGGTATTAGTTATATGACTTTACCAGCGTTTAAGAAGTTTATGCTAAAACAGGGTAATTGGACTGATGGAATGGAGATGGTATTTCAAACAGAAATGAAAATTGCCAACTTGAGATCTGCAGCAGATATTGCCAACATAGAGATTACATTTAAAGGAGTAACATTTAAACCATTTGAGGTTAAACCTGAGACCATAAACGGTAAGAAGTATGATGGATTTAAACAAAGAGTTGTAGATGGAAAGCTCATTAAAGCTGATGCTGTTCATACTCTTAAAACTCAATTTGGCGGGTATTCAACTCCAGAAGAATACTTCGATCAATCTCAAGGAGAATTAGAATATCTGTTCAACTCTGTTTATAAAACTTCACAACACTTACTTTTACCGTCA